ACTTCCTAAAGAATTACTAATGATTAAGAATAAGAAGGGAGATACTCCTGTTCATTACTTAGCTAAAAATGAAGTTAAGGAAATTCTTACTCTTCCTGAAGAATTACTAATGATTAAGAATGATGTGGGAAATACTCCTGTTTATTATTTAGCTAGGAAGGGAGTAAAGATTCCCGATAAGTATAAACAATATATTTAAATTTATTAGAAATATGAATAACAACACCGATACATATTTAGATAAATTAGCAGACATATTAGATAGCAAAAGGAACTTAAAAATTCCTGAATCACACTGGAAAGAGGTAAGACCTATCATTGAAAAAAAGGGTATGCGTCTTTCTAAGGATAATTCTATTTCTTATGTAGACTTACATACACAGTTTACAATATAAGTGACTCATTAAATCAAAAATATAAATTTTTATTAAGTAGATAAATTCATTTAATATCCTTATTTAAAATTCTCAAGTTTACATACGGAAAAATGATTTTTAAAATACTAAACATAGAACCTAATCCGAGGGTAATTTCGGACTGATAATAAAACAACTTTTAAAAGTTACAGGTACATCTATGTTAAGTATGCAGTTATCCTATACCGATGACTCCAAAGACCGCCTTGTCGCTAATGGTGTTGATATTCACGCCATTCAGGAAGGCGAGCCTCTTGTTTCTGTCATCGAAAACAATGTCGAAAAAGTCAAGCCCTCTGAAGGAGTCGCTAATGAACTTCTCGTAGGGTTCGCCTACGCGAACTGGTTCATTCCCAATAATCTCGTCATGAACGAGACGACTGTCCTTCCCACTACCCCGGCCCTCACGACCGTCCAGCTCTATCCGAACGTAGTTTCTGGATCAGTGAAAATCACGGGCACATCCACCTGGGCGCTGAAGACTACCTCGGGTGACCCGTCCGTAGCAGGTCAGTTCAAGATTGACACGACTACCGGAGTTCTTTCCGTTTTCGGTGCAGCCGACGAATCGATTGAAATCACATATCGCCGTAACCTTTCATTCTCCGAAGCCCAGACGCTTTTTGGAACCCACCTTTTCAATGGTCAGGCCAATGAGTTCTTTGAACAAGTTACCTGCTGGAAAGGCAACGGGGAAATCTGGACTGACTGCTATGACACCTCCCTCGACTGGTCTTCCGCCACCCTTGCCTACACCGGCGCTAACGGAAAACTCACCACGGCAACCACTGGTTGCCTGGCTGGACGTATCATCGGTCGTCCGTCTTCCACTAACAAGTTCCTTGGCATCGTCATCAACTTGGGCTAATCATTAAAAGGAGAAAATAATTATGAATCCGTATTCTAAGACTTATCTCACTAAGGATGGTGACGCTGTAGTTGGTTCCGCTAAACTCCATCGTTCCAATTCCTCCGAATCACTCATTGGCAACAATGGTGAAATCAACGCTTCCTCGAAACAGGATCTGATGCGTGGCATTTCTGAACTCGTGACTGCTATGCAGAAAGGCGAAATTAGGGAAGCCACCAAAGAAGATGAAATGACCGCTGCCGAAAAGAAGCAGATGCTCGCTACCGCCGCGGCAGCAGGTACCCATTCTGACGAATGGTCTGTCATCGGCTCCACCATGGCCGCAGAAGTCAAGGAAACTCTCGGGCGCGAAGGTTTTGCCCGAAAGTTCATGCAGTTCCGCTCGATGACTAACGGTGAACCCGCGAAGATCAGACTCCGCAAGCGTGACACGCTCGCATGGGTCACCACGACTAACCCCAATACGGTTGCCAGCGTAGCCCGCGCCCCGTATGCGGAACCCGCGATGTTCAGCCTTACGGCTAACATCAACATCGAACAGACGGAAATCGCACAGGACACCGGGGACTTGCTCGATGACCGTTACAATGACGGCCTTGAGAACATGATGGTAGGAGAAGACAAGGTATTTCTGAAGCTCGCAGACAACGCCTCCACTTGCCTGAATGATCCTTACTATTTCTCTGATTTCACACCCACGACCATGCAGATGATGAAGATGGAAGTCGCTTCTAACGGCGGCATCCCTGTCACGTCCATGTTAATCAGTTTTGACATCTGGAATGACATTGTCGCCCAGCCTGAATTCACCGCCTGGTATTCTGAAATTGCCAAGCATGAACTCGTAATGGAAGGTAACCTGGGATCTCTCGCCGGTATGAAAATTGTCACTGATGGTTTTCGAATTCCTACCTTACAGGTTCTTCCGAAGGGAAGCGTCTATATGTTCGGTGCTCCGGAAACCTTAGGTGTAATCTTCCAGTGGGGAGACATGAGCGTCAAGTCAGTCGACAAGGCCAATGATGGCCGTGCCGTCGTAGGCTGGTTCATGAACTCTGTAGAAGCCATGGGCATCGGCAATGCAAGAGCTGTTGTCCGCGGCAACAGAGTTTAATCAACTAAGTTCTCTTATTAAAAAGGTACTTACACATACATACAGATATTTACTTATCTATTTTTGTTGTGTTCGTACCTCTTTTTATTTAATTCTTCATTTCTCTTTTAATCATTACGCCATTGACTCCTACCCTACATATCGGTAAAAATAAATAAGAAGAGGGGTTGTTTGTGGAGGGGGAGGGCTTTTTCTTTTATCTTTTTTATTCATCTCTTTGTCACTTATTTTCCTTATTGACAGTTCGAAAAGCACGAAGAGATATAAATCAAAAGAATAAATAAATAAAAGAACTTGTCAAGTCCCTCCCCCCCCCAATCTTGCACAAAAGCAGTAATATAAATCAATGCTAGGAATATCTACACGATTAGGTTAGATACGTCAAAGTATGAATATTTATGTTCACCCTTATAAGGATTTTTAACATGCTTTTAATATAAAAGGGAAAACACTAAATTATTTTACGGAAATAATATCGAAGGCTTTAAAAAATAGGAATTAAAGAATTTATGCTATATCTTATTAAAGGAAAATGCGTAAAAGCTTCAAATGAAAAAGAAGCCAGGATAATTGCAGAAAAGACAAAAACCATCAAGATAGACATTGGTGCTGACTTATTTGATGAATACAGGACGACCTTATTCAATGTAAAGTACTTTTCAGAAAGAATCTGTGAAGATATTTCAGACAATGGAAAATACAAATGCAAAGTAGTATCCTATGATTTAGATAAAGAGTATTTAAGCATAGACATTTCTACTGATGTTAAAGACGAAGAAATTAAAAAATGCGTAGAAAATATGTTTGCATATCATACCAAGGCGTGCAACATGAGTTTCTTTAAGAATGGAGAAGGGATTTTTTACGGATATGTGGACAGCATTCCTAAAATCACTATTCAATAAAATAAAAACATATACCGTACTAAAGCGGTTATCTAAATGAATAGATAATAAAGGCTTTTACGAAAAACAAAAATCTAAAGAGGATTATTTCAATGGATAGAAAAATTGTAGTATTCAATGTGACTACGTTCAGCGCATTAAATAAATCTGCTGCTGCCAACAAGATCAAAAAGCAAAAATCTCCCGTAAGTATGCTTGTTGACCTCGGTACACAGCTTGATATTATTCTAAGCACTGACAGCACCACGGAACAAAAAAATAAGGCTATCTCCCTTCTTAAGAATGAAGATACAGCTATCTACACCAACATCGCAAAAGCTAACTGCGAAACATTATGCAAGAAGATGAATAAGCTAAATTTCCAAGATTGGCTTGAATCCTCCTACAATAAAAAAGGCTCTGATGGAATTCTGAATTATCAGTATTTAATTAAAAAACGCATTGTCGATGGAGCATTTTCTTTTAAAAATTCCAAGGCCGTCACTTCCTACACGATCAGTGATGGAACACGTGTCGAATTCCACATAAAGTGGACTTATGTCCTTCCCGTGACTTACGTAGCAAAAAACACAGATGTATATTATTCTGTTAGCATTACCAACAGTGGCACAAACGTAACTGGCATAGTTCCGGCTAGTGATACAGTACTTACCGGTGGATCAGCTACATTTACCTTGACTTTTGCAGAGGGCAAATCCGCCTCTGACATTGATGTAGTTAATGGGACAGTTAGTGGAACAACTCTCACTGTTTCCAACGTCACGGCAGATACCATTGTTACTATTTCCGATAAAGTAATTTATTACACCGTAGATGTGACTAACAGTGGCACAAATGTAACTGCTGTAACGCCTTCTACCGCTTCCGTTGTAGCTAATGCTTCCGCCACATTCACATTGACGTTTGCCGAGGGTAAATCTTCCTCTGACATTGATGTAGTTAATGGGACAGTTAGTGGAACAACTCTCACTGTTTCCAACGTCAGCGCTAATACTACTGTAACAATTTCTGATAAAGCCTAAACAGCTCAGTTATGAAATAAATGAGCATTAAGTATGCACACTCCTGCATACTTAATGCTTTTAAATCATGTAAAAAAGAAAGGAATTTACATCATGGATTTTTTAAAAGACGTGGCCCCGTACCTCATCGCCGTTCTTACAGGACTGGCTACTTATCTGAAAGTTAAAACGGATAGGGAGAAAACCAAAGGAATGAGGGATGAAGACTCAAAATCAATCCGGACTGAGATAGAAGTTCTAAAAGAAAGAATGAAAGGAGTTGACTTGTTGCAGAACGATGTAAAAGAAATGAAAGAATCAATAATTGCATTGAACGTCTCCGTTAATAAATTACTTGGATTCTTATCTGCAAAATATAATGAAATTAAGATGTAAGAATAGACAAAAGGAATTAAATATGGATAAAATCTATAAAGTTAATGGTGCCTTTGTGCAATGTGCGAATGAGCAAGAAGCCATGGGCCTATCAAAATACTGTGACTTAGCAAACGCTCTTCAAAATCTCCTTGAAAACACACGGCTTATGTTTTCTACGGTATGGAATTTTCATTGGAACATAGTTGGTTCTGATTTTAGAAGAATTCATCTGCTGTTTGATGACGAAAGAGAAAAAATCTATAAGGACATAGACACTACCGGTGAACAAATCCGTCACTTAAAGTTCTTTGTCGATAATATTTCACTACAGGCTAATCCTGTCATACGTAACGGGAAAAACCAATTAATAATGTATCGTGAGATGCTTGTTAAAAACCTTCAGCTAGTCAATAATGTTAACAGCGAAGCTAATAAAGTAAATGAAATCGGAGTTCTAGATTTCTGTGGTCAAATGGCCCGTAGCAGAAGTGATTCATTATATTTTGTAAACTCTCTTTTAAGTGGTGACTGCGATGGAACTCACGAGAATAAAACTACTGCTTGCGCTGTTCTTGGTGGCTTTGATAAGCTCCACTTTAAGGAAATGAAGGACAGGCCTTCGTTTTTTAAAAACATAAAGGAGAATCTTCATTTAACTAGCAAGCAGTTCTCCCAGATAAATCAGGGTTTACGTCTAGCGATAAGAGCTATAGAAAAGACTCATGAAGAAGCTAGTGTTAGATATTTCTTTAAGAGAAATGATGCTGGATATATTAGAATTGAAATCAATGATGATGTATTCATCGTAGGATATACCATCTACGAAAGTGGAAAGATTAAGGTATGGACTAGGCAGTTAAAAAGAAATATTCCCGTAAATAGCTTTGACTATTCCATGCTTGAACTCCTGGCTAAAAACAAATCCACGAAACTCCCAGAAGGATTTTTAATGACTTGGTTATCCATTTAAAAAGGAATTTATATGAAATTCATAGTGAAAATAAAAAGCATAGACAAGAATGATAACTCCATGTATGAAGAGATGAAAAAAGGCATAGAATCCAAAAGTCTCCTATGGAAACGCCTACCCATGACATTTTCAAAATACTTTCGCAAGAAAAGCAAGTTAAGCGAAGAGATAGGGCATTTCATAACGTGCAAGGACATAAGCCTCTCTTCCTGCAATGATAATGATAATGAAATGATTCTAGAATGCACCATTCCGTATTTTGATAATAAAGGCATACGGCTAAAACTTAATGCTAAAACAAAATATGGCTATTACCTTAAGAAAAATAATTCTAACTACAATAGCCTATGCAATTCTTTAAAATGGGCGCTAGTGTACACTTACAAGAACAGTGAGACTAAGTTTTTCTTTGAATCAAAAGAAAAACTTGGGTCATTGATTGATGTAAGCATAGATGAGCAAGACCTGCTTCAGATTGATATGTTTGATAAGAAAAATGGAGATAGAACAATAGCATCAAAAGAAATAGATGATGAAATGAAGCAAGCAAAAAGAGAAATGCTTGTCTCTAAAGTAGATTCAAAAATATCTAATGAAAAATCGAAGCTGGATAAAGGGCTAGAGCAAATTGGATATAAGATAGTGGCCAAGACTTGGTTCGCTTCTACAGTTACTTACAATGATGCTATGATTGAAATTTTCTTTGGTTATTATAAGAATGGATGGAGATGCACGATCAAGGAAAAAGGAAAAGTAATCTGCAAGGACAAACCCTTTGATACTAATAAACTTTTAAAGATGGCCAGGATATGGATTGATGGAAAAATGATTCATCCTGTCTCTATTCAAGCGGAGGTTACTGATATGGCAGCAAATAAAACTATGGGTATTTTCCTTTATAAAGGAAAAGTAGTTAAGGCTTCTTGCAAGAAAGAGGCCATAGTGAAAAGTTCTTTTTCTCCAGACGACCTAACAGGTGATGATTCCGATATGTCGGTAGAAGATATGTGGGACTTCCTCCTAGAATACAATATCGCCACAGAAGAGGAGCTACAATTAGTAACCGATATTGATGGATATAACAAGAAATCTCTTACTGACATACTATATGTAAGAGAAGGATATAAAGAATTTAATGATTACTATAAAAGTGAAATCGAATAAATAAAATAAAAACTCCTTATTCTTATTAAGAATAAGGAGTTTTTTTTGTATTCATCTGAAAAATTTTATTTGATTTTGAAAATTAAGTAAAAAAATTTTTATTAAAAGGAAGGAAATAAACTATGCAAGTAAGCGCTTTACACACTAAGGGAAGCAATAGAATAAATGTCGATATTTATACTGACAAAGAAGTAGTTGTAAAGCTAGTAGCGAACGGCATTGTCCAGAATCAAGTAACCGCCAAGTCTTCTATGATAAGTAATGGTGTCATTCATGTGATTTTTAATTTTTTAATGTTCAACATTTCTTACTATTCCATAGTGGTAACTGACGAAACTGATACAATTATAAAAACTCCAGATGTCTTGGACTCACCTACGTCAAAGTATGAAACCAACGTATATGAGGATGACTTCACTAAGAAAACTAACCCTCCTAATGAAGGCATAAATGCACAGATAGTGACGGAAGAAATCATACGTGGGGAATATTTAAGCATAGATTTTTCAACCACATCTTTGATTAAAACCGGAGAAGGCGACATTCAATACAGCGGAGGAGGAAACCGGTACTTGACGAATAAAGACGGCCTACTGATACTCCAGTCCGACAGCGCGGAATCCATGAATGATAAATATTCTCCATTATCACTTGGAACCCTGTTCAAGGTGGAACACGCTGCGACTAACCTATATTCCGGATTCTCTAATAACTCCACGGGAAAGGAACAAGTCCAGACCGGACTTTATGCCGATGTCTTCACAAGTCAAGGGAAAGATTTAATTATTGATTTCAATCCTATAAAATTTGAATCCGACACCGCTTACTGCTTTTCAGCCATAATGAAAGTCTCGGAGGACGCCAATGTCTCTCTGACATACCTAGACGAAAATGGAGATGAGCAGTCGCTAAGCGAAGAAATTGATTCTTCCATAAACTGTGATGTCTCACAGAACTATGAAATGTGCTCTATGAACTTTCGGTTGGAAGGCACATACAGGCTAAGACTAAGAGTATCCATCTTCAATTATAGAAAAAACAGAATATTCTTACTTCTTCCTCAAATAGAGACAGGAACTTATCCCACGAGCAGAATCCTGAATTCCAGATCAAGAGTCAAGGACAGGCTAAGCATAGTTCCATTCGGACTGTCAAATATGGATGATGGAGGATACTTGTTCATAAAAGTAATCATGGGCAGGAAAATATCTACGAGTACAGGGCATTCCCTAGTGGAATGGATAAACGGAGACGGCAACGGCTTACGGATTATGCAGGATTCTGATAATTCCATAGTGGCCTGCATAAACGAAGGAAGCCAAACCGACACGGTAACATCGACGCCTATCCCTGAAATGAGCGAGGGCGACGAAGTAACAATTAAAGTAGAGTATACACCCAAGTTAATTAAACTTAGCATAAATGATAATGAGTTTTCAAATGAAAGAACTTCTTCTTTTATGCCCACAACAAGCTGTAACATACTTATAGGATACTCTGAATCAAACTTAGATTCTTTTGATGGTGACATATCAACGATAAGGCTAGGAAAATGAAAATTTTAGAAAGTATTGATCTTAAAAGTATACTCGATAATCTAGGAAAGACTGCCATAAAAGTTAAAGAAGGTAAACTTCCCGAATATGCTATTTTCATGGAGCCGAATTCCTTCAAAGACTTTGGCTATAACCAGCTCGGATTTAACATAACCAAGACAAGCGAATGGCTTGAATCCGCAACTAAGGACATTTTACGTGATGCCATTCTCGCAAATAAAATTGTAAGGGTCACACAAAAAAGCGGTCATGGAATAGGACTAGTAGTTAAAACTATATGTTATATAGTCAGCAGTACTTTCTACAATGGCAAGATCGGAACTTTTATGGAGAATAAATAAAATATGAAAATATACAAAGACCCCTCCGAAAAAGAAATCATAATAGATGATGAAGAAAAAATAAATCTTGAGTACAATCATACTGAAAAACAAGACTATGACCTTAATATAAAAAATAAAATTTCAAACGAAGCCTACAAAAGAATATATGCTAATTCACAGAAAATACCTTTGGGTAAATACGACTTCAGATACATAGCCCCTAAGAAAAATTCTGATGTAGGTTCCTTCTATTCGTATCTTGCAAAATATTCTATTCCAAATGATTACATAAGAGTAGCATTTTGCTTAAAACTTTCTGAAACGGAAGACAAGGCTAGAGTAAATTCAATATCAGCGCAAACGTGGGAGGCCTCTAACGGAAAATATATCACGGTATACCCGTGGAAAGTAAAAGAAGATTATGAAGAGGAACAACAATCCATTATGAACGATATAGCCGATTTAATAAAAAAGAAACTTTACAAACACGCACAAATAACTGTCTTACCCGTCGAAGAGGATGAAGACGAAACAGAGGCTACAAATGACTAAAAATTTATTCTCAGAAGTATTCGCCGACTTAACTATGAAAATTGGCGAAGACAAGGCAAATGAAGTATTTACAAAATTTGATGAAATGGAAAAAGCCATTAAGTTTTCTAACGCGGATCTTCTTAAATCCGATGAAATGGAAAATCTTGTGTTTCCTACTACGGCTTCAGAATTTAAGAATATGTTAAACGTAGTTAAATCTTTCGTTGATAAGTCAAATCAAAAAGAAGCCAGCGATGCAATAATTGCTGTATTAAACACTCTTCCGAATGATAAAATAGTTTCTGCATATTCTCCCCTCAAGGAAGTAGATATTATCTCTAAAAATAGATTTGAAAGAATTAAAGAGACTCCTTCTCCGGAGTCAGAGCCAAAACTACCTCTTCTTAAAAAAGTTATAGATGACTTTATATTCATGAATGAAATAGATCATGACATTAACAAAGAACTTGATGACTTGATAAACTATTTTGCAAATAGAATCAGAGAAAATGAATTGCGCTCAAATGATTATGCTAAAGAATGTAATTTTGATAAATCCATAATTGTTTCTAAGATCAAACTGGCCTCTTACTATAATCTTAATACAGGAAATAATTTTGAACTATCCTCTCCTGAAATCATATGTAAAGGAAATAGAGCAGTATTAGAAATTTCATTCTATAATGCTTTTTTAATCGGCGTTATCAAAATAACAAATAAATGGGAACATAAGATATTTGATTTATTAGATAAGGAAGTTCTTGCAAAAAATAGTCAGTTCGATGTAATTTTTAAAGCTATTAAACTTTCCATAGTTTCTATAGTGAATGAAAAAATGAACAACTTCATTAAAACGTGCCAAGAATTTTCAAAAGCTAAGCACGTATTAACTGACCCGGAAAAAATAGCACTTGATGAATTATATTTACATCTTCTTAATAAAAAAGTTCCAATGTCATTGAGGTAATTTATATGTTCACTCTATCTATGACTAAAGGAGATCTTGATATAGATGAAGCTGGTCAACTGATAAAGATAGAGGATTCAGATAAGCTATCACAGGATATCGCAGAAGCGTTAAACAGTGAATATGATTCCCTAAAGAAATTTGGAGGGAACTTAATCACTATGAATAATCTCCGGACTAAGCAAGAAGTAGTCTCAGAAATTTATAAAATCTTAGGAAGGCTTATGGAAAAACAAAACGGCGCTTCTTCTTATGAAAAGATTAAATCAATAAAGGAAGTCACCGTATTGCAAAAAGACAGTTCAACCTACGCATACATAAGTGTTTCTTCATATAAAGATGAAATAATAGATGGTACATACAGTGTGCTTTAATTGGAGGAATAAATAAAATGGCTCGCAGCAGTGAAGAAATAATAAAGGCGATAAAGAGCGATGTTAAGGCACAAGATAATTCAATAGATGTTGAAAAAGGCCCTCTATTCAATTTCATGATTAAACCTCTAGGAACAACTATAAGTGATAATGAATCTAACATAGAAAGAATGGAGAGGTTACTTAGTCTTGACATTACTTCCGTGTCAGAATCGACTACAGAAATTTCTGCTTATGGAAATAATTTTAAAGTCCCTAGAGGTGGCGGAAAAAAAGAGCAGCATCTGCAAACTTTCTATCTATATAGTAAACCTATGACTACCATAGAAATTCCTACAGGAAGCCTGGTAGGAACCAGCAATAAAACTTATATATACAAAGTCCTGGAAGGAAGAAGCTTTTATCCAGAAAGCGCCGCCACGTATTTTAACTCTGTCACGAACAGGTATGAATTAAACCTCACGGTAGAAGCGGTTGACTATGGAGTCAGCTATAACCTTCCTGTAGGAAGGGTAAACACATTAGTATCTACCCTCAGTCTCGATGGTACAATCAGCGCCACGGATTCTCTGATTGAAGGCACCTCGGAAGAAACAGACACGGAATACATGGCAAAAACTGAAAAAAGATTTGAAGGTCTTAACTCAGGAACCGCAAGTGGAATAACATATACAATAAATGATTCCCTTGGAATAAGTGATGTCGTCATAGCGAAACCCGGGGATGACATCTTTACCCGAAAAGTAAAACGCGCTGCGTTCGACGTATATGTAAATGGAACTAACACTTCGTGTAAAGTTCAAACTTTGACTGTCACGGAAGAAACAGACAAGATATATCTTGAAAATTCTCCGGTTACTTCCGTGGACTATGTTACCGTGGATAGTGAATCCATTGATTTCACTTTTGAAGAAGATACTAGCGATGACTATGGCGGGAGCACGAGTTCCCGTGACTATGTTTCTTTTGCTTCAAAGTTATCCATAGGAAGTTATGTTGAAATAAAATATTACATTAACAATGATGTGACCTCAGCAAAAGATCTTTTTAATGAACTTGATTTATATGAATCAGATGTTTTAGTACGCAAGCCTAGGACGGTTTATTTAAATCTTGAAGTAGTAGTAAAGACTAACACCATAAATAAAAAAGATGTACAGGAACAGGCGCTAAACGCCGTAGAGTCCTATCCTTCTTATACCATGGGAGAAGTCTTAAACCCAGGAGACATAGAGGCTTTAATGAGAACCAATGTCCCTAATATAGTCGCCGTTTACATAGTGAAGCACAACATAGAAGGACAGACTTTTGACATCGGCACTGTTGCGCTGAAAACCAATGAAATTATAAGCTTAAGCAACGCTGTCATTAATGTAATCTGATAAAAATCCTTATAAAAGTGACTATAAATTTGCATACTTTGATGTATTTACCCAATTTGCGTGGTTTTGGACACGAAAGAGATACTTTATGAAAATTGAATATGTTTATGACATCTGGGGAGACGTGTACAAAAGCATGATTTCCCAGATACCGAAAGGAAAATATTTTGATAATAGGGCTATTGTAGTTCCAAAAAGAGACACATCTTATTTTAAGATAACCGTGGATAACATAAATCAAGTTCATTACGTCTACATCTATAGGGAAAACAGTTTAGGAAACGCAAAGACTAGTTTCACTTTTGTTCCTAATACTGAGCTGTACTGGCTTCCCGTTAAACTTGGAAAAGGATTAAATGTAGTATCCGTTGCGTGTGATGAAAACAGCAAAGCCACGCTATCAGTAACAGCTACTTACTTCGGAACTATGATTGATAGTTACGCAGAAGAATTATATAAATACTCACAGAAGAAAATAGCTACTACTGAAAAAGACATATACATAAATGAAGCCACTAGGTTAGTTTCTCCAATCTTATCTTTGTCTAAAAACTTAACGAGCACTCATGCCTTAAGAACTTTTGGATTGCAGGTGATAGTAAGATCCTTGATTAATAATCCAGGAACTTTAAAGGCATTAGAAAACGTATGCAAAGGATTATTCATAAGCACTCCTAAGATAGACGATATCGAACAAAAATCATTATTCGATAGTGCCTATCCTTTTTATACAGGACAGGAATATGAATTAGGAAAACTCATATTCTTGTGGATTAGAAATCCCGCCATGTTACGAAGATACTATATAATAGACTTAGGAATAAATCAAGGTGACGTTATTGAGTATACCAGTGATAAAAACGTGGACTATGATGGGAATAATGAATTTACAGACAACAGTGATTCTCCCCTGTTTCCGGAGGACACTAATGATGAGGATGATAATGGTGAGCAAGACGAAGATGTAGCAAAAGTTATAGAAATTGAGTTACCTCGGCTTGATAGGAACTTACCTATCCCGTTTACCAATATTCACCCTTGGTGTGATAGAGTTTTCGATGACAGGGAAACGCTAGATGAAAAAACGCCACTAGACGTGGCGACACTCGATGATCCCTTCGAAGACGGAATGATAGGAAAACAATGCATACCCTATAAGTATGATGGAACAAAAGCCATAGCCATAAACAAGCACATACAGATTCATTTGGTTCCAGGCAAGAGTAACATAACTGTTACCCTAGGCGACTATGTAAAAGGCACCCACATAATAACGGAATTACGTAATCCTATATTGACAGAAAACGGTTTTTATATAAACAAGGAATAATTTTATGGAAATCATAGACCCAGAAACTCTTAAAGAGACAGACTTAAACTCCCTCCCCCAAGAGTACCAAGATAGAGTTAAGCCCATGCTTGAGAAGAAAGAAAAAAAGGTAGTTGAGATCGAAGACGATGAAAATGATTTTATAAGAAAAACCCCGGAAGGAGAACCACTGGATAAACCTTTTAGAAGTAAAGAAAGTGGTGGCGGAAAGATAACGTTAAATAAAAACTTTAATCCTGAAAAATCTTGGAAAACTTTTTATGCCACGCAGGAATGCAAGATTATCAAAAAAGGTTCCTATATAGAAGGAAAAATAACTCCGAGAAAATTCTATACAAAAACTTTCACAAAAGTACACGCTACAAAAAAGTTTGAATTAGTCAGAGACTTCATCGGATCTCTTCTGGAAATCAGATCTAACTACGTTAAGGATATGGGCAGTACTGATGAAACCAAGAAAATTTTAGCAACGATGATCTCCATGACGGACGAAGGCGCTTTCCGCGCTGGTTCAATTGAAAGAACTAGAGGGAAAAAACCAGTGTATGGCCTGACAACTTTACAAGCCAGGCATTTTAAAAAAGAAGAAGATTGTTATAAAATAAACTTCATCGGGAAAGACAGCGTTCCTAATCATAAGATTATAAAAGACCCTGTTACAGTTAAAGTCATCGATGAGCTGCTAAAAGGAAAACAAGATGAAGATTTTGTTTTTGTTACTTCAAATAACCATAGAATAGATGAAACTGAATTAAACAAATATGTAAAACAAATCAGTGGAAATGAAAATATAAGATTCCATAACTTTAGGCATAAAAACGCCACACAGGTATTCGTTAATGAAGTTAAGAAATCCGAAGAAAATGGATTAATCCCCGATATGCCTACGGTTAAAGAAATAAAGGGAGTCATAGAATCGGCAGCGTTGAAGGCCTCAATTCTCCTAGGCAACACCAAAGGCGCTTGCGAAAAATCATATATATGTCCTCAATGTATTTTTGAGGTATTTGATAGATATGGGCTCGAAACTCCAGATAAGTACAAGCAGTGGGTATTTGATGAGGAAGACTTAAAAAAAATGGGAGTTGACCTGAATAAGATATCAGACGTTGAGCTTGATGAAGAATCCGAGGATGAAGATGATACGGACAGCAAAGAAATAGAGAGTGTGGCAAATGTCCAGGAAGACGATTATATAGAAATTGATTTTGACAAACAGGCTGACTTTGAATCATATATGCTGTCATTTGAGCATAATCCAAAATACGTATTTGTTGACCCGTCCTTAGTGACGGCTTCTTTTCTAGTAGATAAAGACTGGGTTCCTGACTTCTCAGATATGGAAAAGACAATGCATCGCGGAGAAGATTACTACAATAAGAACTCCCAAAGACCAAAAGAATTAGACGTGAAAACGCAAAGTGGCTTAGATAAATGGGGATATAATGATTTTCCAGAAGACCTCGATAAGTGTAGAAAAATTATTGAAGATCAGTCCAAGATGGACTTGGAAAGAATCACTAAGGAGATTAATAAATGATCTTGGCACATAAAACGGATGTCGGTGCTACCCGGGAAGCTTATTCCATCATGAATGGATGGTCTATAAAGATTGTCGGATTTTGTCTTGGAGACGGAGGTCATAACCCTCTAACTGGAAATCCAATAGCGGTAGACAGGAGCGTAAGTGTTCTTCCAGGACTTTTGTACGGAACTAGTTATGATGTGGAATCAACTATATTAGACAGTGACACGATACAAGTAAATTGCACTCTTTCAGCAGGACAAGCCATAGGAATTGAAATGTCAGATATAGGACTCATAGCTCGAATAGTTACCAATGACGAGGATAACGGAAAAGAATTTTTATACGCCATAGCTAATTTCCCTCTTCAAGCAAGAGAAAATGGAAACTTAACTATCCAAATCAAATTAAACAATTAAATAGGCTAGGCATTTTATGGCATTGAGAGCAATATTTCGTTTTGAAAATCTTGACAACACTAGTGACCTTAACAGTCTGTATGACGGATTATTTAAAAAAGGAGTATACGAAGGTGGAAGCCTCATTCAGTCTAGCAATACGTCCATAACCGTTTCGGCATTCAAGGCGGTGAGTGATGATGGTATGCACATCATAAGTGACTCAGATGTCACCTTGAGCATTCCGTCTTCAGGAATAAAGTATTTTGTAGTATGCAAGGCTAAATATGTATATGACGACAGTCCTATAATATCCCTGTCGCTAAAGACAGAAGCATCATTATCCGCGGATGCCGAAGAAAATTATTACATTAAGCTAGGAAGCGTAACTCTCAACGGAGTAAGCGCTTCCATAAATCTAAATGATGATAAGGATGAACTTTCTGTACTTGGAAGAAATCCGTATAAAGGAATTTTTGACGATGCCGCTACACTCGCTTCGGCTACTAGTGGAAAATGTCAGAAAGGGGACTGGGCCGTAGTCAGTGCAGGTAATTCCTCGGAAGAAATGATACAGATTTATATCTACTCCGAGGAAAGCTGGAATGGATTAGGAAACGCTAAAGTTCTTGAAACAAGCTATGGCCAGCATGTAAACAACGCTGGATCTGAAAATATATCGGTAGTGCACAATGTCCCTACCGCTTCTGAAATGGAAGGAAATGAAGATAAAGGCGCCTTCCACATAAGCTATAATCAACTGGCCTCCATTCCGTCAGGAGTAAGTTCTGAAAATAAATTAGTGGCCTCCGATGACGCTCACTTACTTAGCGCGGATCAAATAAATGCCCTAAAAGGAAACTATGGAACTCCTAGCGACATTAATAGATTTGTAACGGCAAAAACCCCCATTGCCACTTTCACAAACGTTTCCGCCACCATGCAGGCAGGAAATGCTTACATAAAGATAAGCTTACCTGCATCAACGCCTGGATATTTTTTAGGAAAAGGAATACAAGGCACTGCCCAGTATTATTTTGAAATCAGAAATTCTGACAATACTGATGTACTGTATGCTAATGAAAAACCCGTTGTGGCGTGTGGCGTGTACAGTGGAACGGCTAACGGGGAGACTTGGAATATCGGGAGCGAAATAATTCCAGCCAACTACGCCAGCAGTTCCTATTACTGGTACGAGTCTTCCGGAGAATCTTCATATTTATTTATAAAAACCGGAGATATCGAGGGCAGCGCCGGGGCAAGTGATATGTCTGCGGGCACTTGTTCTGTTAACTTATACTGTGGAACTGACCTTGGAAGCATAGATGGAGATGCAACATCCCAGAGAATATATAAGCAAGGACTAAGACAATTCTCTGTGGTTACTTTTGAAGAAGCGATCTGTGGAAACCTAAAAATACAAAACAACTCCTTAACAATATCGTATGATTTTGCAAGTTTGTCCTTAGATGACACCGGCCTAGTTTATTCATTATTTACAGGCCGCTCTAGTGGAAAAGTATATAAGATAACTCCTACAGAAATAAGCTCATACAATGAAAGCACAAGTGACATATATACTAAATTTTACTATAGCAGTGGAGTCCTGAATATTGAAAGTAGTTCCACTTCAAATACACACACTACCCTTATCATTGATAATACTTCAAGCAGCAATCATGGAATAAGCTACACTGAAATTATTTCTGGATCAGCCTATGTAACTAGTCTGTCAAACGGAACATTTACTCAAACTCATAATGAAAAATCAAATTCGATAAGTGCTGGAAGTATTACAATAAGCAGTGGAGATACCACATCTTCCACTTATTCAAAGCTAGAATGCATAATAAACACGGGATTATCTAGTTTAAACATTGTGTCCAAGACATCCGGCTATATCGCAGGAAGTTCTTTAACAGATGGAAAAATTACTCTATATCGTCAATCATTAGCATCAATATATTCTATTTATGGATATGATGGAATAACTATCGGTAATATATATGATCCGGAAAAAACAGAACAAGAACCCACTGTCTACTTAAAAGCGACAGACGAACGATTATCCCTTACAGGTTCCTTGGGAACTACTGACATATTTTCATACCGAGTACAGGTTAGCTCAGACGGCAGTCACTATTCAAGCCTTAATTGTAGTTCGTTAAATATTACATCAGGCGATGATTATTCTAACATCGCTTATGATACCTGGTATCTCTATAACTCTGCTTCAGGAATAACTAAATCTAGCCAGATACAACCTAGCTACATACACCTAGAAAAAAGTGGAAGCGGAACCGGGGAAACAGCCACCTTAACGGAAAACTATATAGAAATAAATGGGATAGCCGCTTATGTCAGTATAAGTGGAACTGATGACTCTTACTATATTAATCTTGGAAAAGATTCAACATCAGGAATCACTGGACACTTGCGCATAACAGACACGGAAGCCGGAACCAACACAACGGGTACGGCGCATTTATACGTAACCGATAGTTCCTACACTTCAAACCCTAAAGGCTCATCCCTCCTTTTGCAAAATTCCACGGATATAAATGGAAGCACCATAAGAAACAGCCTTGCACTAAATGCCATCAGTGGAAATAGAACGATTTCTGAAGGTGCTTCTATCAGTGAATGGAAAGAAATAATAAACAGTACAAATTGGTGGAATTATCCAGACTCCTCCACCCCTGAATCAAAATCATTTACAGTGTCTTTTGATACTAGAAATGGAGCCTACGCAATAAGGGCAAGTCAGTCCCAATTAGAGATATACGGAGGAGCTGGAGGATTATTTTTAAGTAGTGGTTCCTCCCTTACTGATACAGTAATTTCTGGATATAATGTTAACATAAATTCCACTGACACTAGAAGTGGCCATGGCACTAATCTTAATGGAAATACAAACTTTAATGGAAAATTAAGGTTAAGTTTTACTACTGATTTAAGTATAGGAAGTGTATTGGCTATTTCGGGCAATACTGACTTATCAGCTCTTACTTATGCGGCTGGGTATGCTGCCGGAGACATCGTCATAGTAGTAAATACTAGTGCTGGAACACTGAGCATATCCACTCTTCCTTGTATCGATGGAGCATCTCAAAATGACCCGCTCGGCAAGTACCGGGCTATGTTATATATATGTACAGGCAGGGACAGCACTCAAGGATTATGTGCACTTTCTCCTAGTTATTTTGGCGCATAAGAATAAAAGGATCTTTTATGTATATTGATTTAACAGACACTAGCGTTACAAATAAGATAACCTTAAATGGAGTTGTAGACGGAAATACTTTAAGCATAACTGACAACTCAAAAACAGAAAAAACATTTGTATTCAAGAACTCTAAGTCTGATACAAATGACATAGAGATAGGAAAGACAGAAGAAGTAAAATCTAGTGGAAGCGTCATAAGCAATAATAATGTATGTCCAAAAGCCAAAAACTTCATATCAATAGACGATTCGAGTGGAATATTTTTTTCCACCATAAAATATGGAGTTTTCGGCGGAATGTGCATAACTTCCAACATAGGAAGCGGAGATTCTTTCTCCTTGACTATGGATGATGAAACATATAAATTTCAGTTCGGAAGTGGAAGTGCAACTGACACTATTTATATAAATGTCGGAGCTTCTCTATACGAATCCGTTTCCTATACGGCGGATGCTATAAATAATACGATTCAAAGTTGGGGTATGTTTGCATATACTTTCGGAAATAAGATAGTGCTTACCCAAAACACTATTTTAAAAAATGCAAACTATCAGGCTAGCGCCGTCATCACCTTTAATTCAAAGGCAATAAGCGGTGACTATGTCACGATGCTCGGGACTACTTTCACGTTCGGGACTTCTTCCGGGAAAGTGCCTATAGGTGATAATGCCAATGATTCTGCAAATTATATGGCTAAGGCCATAAATGAATCAAATCTTGCAAGTTCCGTAGCAATAGAAAACAAAATTTACCTATATAACAAGGCGGATGGTTCCGCAGGAAACTCTAGCATAGAATGTCCATCAAGTGCTTCCCCTAGATTTATTTCCACCGATTTCACAGGAGGTAACGATTCCGACTTAAGCATCAGCCTAGATGCCGGCTCCATGAAGATCATAGCAATAAGAAATGTCATAGTGGATGGCACGACTGGAAAGTCTTTCGCTTGCCTGTCCTCTGCCCTTGCCTGTGCGGATAGCGAGCTTACGACCTTTAATGAATTTTCATCCTCATCGAATTCTGTTTCCATAACCAACGCTACGTATAAAACAAAAACTATGACGGCATACGGCGGCAACATCATAGTCACAGGTATATCCGAAGGGAGCCAAAGCAAGTCGGATGATGCCATTACCGCTGAAAATTTGAAAAGTACGCTAAGCTCCCTATATACCGATGCAGTTTTTTCCATAGAAGATAACTGCGTCACCATGACCATGAATAACTACTTAAAATCTCAGACTTCGGCACAGACGATATCCTGTGTGATACCGGAAGGAACTTTAGCCTCTCCTATAAGCTGGGAAGCTATGTTGGTGTATTACGAGATCAATGATATTCTATCCCTGATAGAAAACGGCGGAAACTTTAACCTTACATTAGTGAAAGGAAGTTTCATAGGAAAGACTCCATTGAGCATAGAGGAAGCTTCGTTCAATGGGGGGAGCATATCTTTATCTACTTTATATTCCCCAATCATTTATGGTAGCAACACCCCGATCACCATGAGTTCCCAGTGTGACAGACCCAAGATCTATATCTCGGGCATATTCATAAACAATTCTTCATTATCTACCGGAAGCTTAGTGCTGATCCAAGATTCTTACGACGCGGATGTCGAGATAATTAACTGCGAGAACACGATTAATAGTTACTCAACACCCCTGGTAAGGGTTGAAAACTGTCTTCTTAATTCAATTGTGTACATAGGCAACTCAACGTTTACAGTAAGTGACTTGCGCAAGAACGCATCCTATGGCATTAAGGTAACTGGAAATGTCTCAGTGACTTCAAGATACAATGTATTTGAAGGAGCCTCATCAAGCAACGATACGGCATACTTCATAGGAAACAACTGCTCCCTTAATTCCAGTAATGACGTTTTTAGCAACATAAATCCGTCGAACAACTCAAATGCCACGACATATCTTGATTGCAAAAAAATAAGCGAAACCGTAGTGATTGACAGGAATAGAAACTACTGGTACTCCTTGAATTTAAAACCAAACTCCAAGGCTTTGTGCATAGGAACGGATTCCTGCGTTAATGATATATTTGGAAATGTCAGGAGCCTGAATACAAAATATGGTGTTCAAAGAATCATAATTAATGACAGCGTAATAGGAAATTATATATTTACTTCGGATAATTATATAACTATAAACAATGTCAAGAAAAATTTTGGCGTAGAACTCAAAAGCACGTATTCTACGCAAATCGAAATGGCATACGATATTTGTAACGTATTCTCAGGAAATGCTGACTTCAAAATAATTCCTATAAATGAAACAGAAATTGGAATAGACATTTATGGAACTTATGGTATGTTCTCCACCAACATATCCTCCACAAAGCTAACAAGCAAAGACTTTGTATACGTGACTAGTGGAGTCGATGCAGGAAGCAGACAAAAAACTACTTCTTTAGATAAAACTTATTATGTTGACTTGTCAATAAGCGATGTCGTGGATGCAGATGGAGAAAAAACGAATCCATTCAGCTTAAGTCAGATGATTTCCTGGATAAAAAGTAGCTATCCTTGCTATGGATCAATGAAATTCATAGTATCAAACTCAAACGATACCTTCAATACGTTTGATTTAAGTAAGGATATAGATGGTAATTATGCCAGTGGATATTGCAACATACAGCTAGTCGGACAAAAATTAGGAAAATTAAAAACCTCGACGATTAAATCAAGCATAACGACAGGTGGCAGCGGCTTACTTTCCTTTGTGTTTGATAGCCTTATAGTAAATGGAAATATTTCGGGAGATAACGAAGAAAATAACGTAAATGAAATAAGATTCATAAATTCTTTGATAGTAGGAAACATAAATTCCTATAACTCTGTACTCAGACTTGTTGAATCATCGATAAATGGAAGCATTAATACAAATTCCTACTTTATTATGGTAGGCTGTGCCATGTGCAATGGAAGTGCTGCAAGTACACAAGAAAATGGATATATAAAGTATAGGTATAACTACATAGTCGGAAACTCCATAGGATTAACGAATAAATCTACTACGACTATAGATACAGAGGGAAGCACGTATGGAAGTAACTGCTTTTCATCAGCGTCTCCGAAAACATTATCTGATTTTGAACTAGTGGATAGCGCTGCCGTGTCATTGAGTCCTAGATTAAACTTTCTGGAAGATCCCTATGCCTCTAACTATGACGTGGTAGGAAATCTAAGAAGTTCCGATTCATCAAAAGTAAGCATTGACTGCGGAGGCTATGAATTAAAGACAGTTGCTCCGGCAGCCGTAACCCTCCTAGTCAATCTATCGTCTTCTGTCACTGAAAATGGAGGAACTTACACTCCCTGCTCACTTTCCGAAGCGTATGAAAAAATATATGCCATGGACACCATCGACAGACAAATTAATATCGAAATTTCAGGATATGGAAGTAATTTACCTACATTAATCTTGAACAAAGAATTTACGGATAGTGGCTATATAAATTTCATAGCCGAACCGAATTCCGTTATGGATAGCTTTGTAGATGGCGTAGGATTTGAGCTGTCTAGCGAAAATGCCAGGGTTTCTTTCTCTTCTCTCATCATAAGAAATGACAAAACTACATTCACGACAAGCGGGTTAAATTCCAGTCTTATATTCTGTTCATGCGTGTTGCTGAACAGCTCGAATTCCCTAGCTTTCATAAGTGGAAGTGACTGGACATCAAAATTCTATGGAATTACTTATGAAACTTCTGGCGGAATACTGTCTGATTTAAGCAGCATAGTAGTTGGGTGTCTATCCTATGGAGGAGAAGCATCACTTATAAATAATGCTACATATTCTTCTGCTAATGCATACGAAGGAGGAGAGCTTCCTAACGGAACTTCTTATACAGGATTAATTTCAAACTGCCTGAACAAGGAATACCTTAAGAATGATGATTTTAAGATATTGAATACAAGCGCAATAGGGCTGGTAGTAAAAACTAATTTTGGAGTATACCTGGAAGAAGCGGAATCCTTTAATTATATGGAAGACATAAGAGGATTTTCAAGATTTGACTCCTCAGAGACTACTGACTTTGGATGCTATGATAGCATGGCTGCAAACGACGCAACGTCATTTGAGGGAAAACCTAATGGACAATTTGCACAGATAACAAAAGAAGGATCTAGTTTCCTAACCAGGATGCTTACTGGAAATTTTGGATTCAAGATTGTTGGATATGCAATAGGAAGAGGAGGATACTCCAAGAAGAATCCAATAAATTCTATTCCCATAACAGGCGATGGAATATGTGCCACATACAAGATCATCATAAATGATAATGATCTAACTTCTGAGGATGGAATATCCATAGGATCAAGAACGTTTATTTGTGGCACTGATTTTGAGCTAGGATCTAGCATTGAACATACTATAGCCAACATTGTTTCTTCCATAAATGAGAACAGTGGAGTAGCCTTTGCGGAAAACGGCACTAGCTACATAAGAATAACCATAGCTACCTCCGGGGAATTAGGAAATGGCATAGTATCCTCTTTGAGTGATTCCATCTCCGTAGAACAAACCATAGAAGGAACTGACTCCATTTATGGAATTGACATTGCTCTGCCCTCTGACGGATATAGAGAATTTCAATATGTTGAGTATCTTCCCTTAGCCATTTCACTGTTCTTAAGAGTTGAGCGAGATGAAACCCAGATGGCTACTGGAGAAATCATAGTGTATGCCGAGGCTACTAAAACGGAAAACACAAATGAACTTAATACTTTAATTCCATTTGCCGTAGTCAGGCATGGCTTAGTTACCAAAGACAAAGACACTATTCTTGTAAAAAGAATCATAATTCAAATCTAAAAATAGAAAAGGAGAAGGTCATGGCAGATGCTGCAAACATCGAAGGATTTCACAGAAGATACATTCCATCAAGAACTGAAAAAAGATATGAAATATTAAATCAAGGAAGAGGAATAGTGATTAGAAAGCTGGACAGACCAGAAACTAAAGTTATTCCAGAAGTATACTCTAAACCTGTTCCTGCGATAAATCCATTAAGGACAACGCCCTTCGATCCTCTAAAAGTTACATATAAAAATGTACAAAAGAGTGAAACTGTTGCGCCCCAGCCCCCTCCCTCTCCCATAACTAGCAGCTCTTCTTTTGAAGAGCTCAAGGAGAAGGTCACAAAAATGAGAGAGGAAGAAAAGGCTAAGTCAAAACAGATCATGCAAGAAGTAAAAAAATCTATTAAAGAAGATAAAATAGATAGTGATGAAGATGTCAAAGATCTAGTTGAAGGAACTATCGCTAAGGAACAAGAACTTTTAAGCATGGATTACTTAAGAGGACTAGAAAAGCATATCCTAAGAAACGTGTTTGAAAAAGTTTTCGGATACAGAGCGGAAAAAGGTTCGTCAAGATATGAGATGTCTAAGCTTATTTATGATAAATGCAAGGAATTCACTTCCAGCAAAAAGAAAATCATATATGAAGCAAGTAAAATAAATAAATAAGTAGGTAAAATAAAATGGATTTCCGTAACAATATTCCTAGTTTTTCTACATTAAGATCAAATTATTTTTCTAGATACATCTGCATCGATCCTTATATGATGGGAAAAACTAGATTTTCATTCTGTGAGGGTGAAAAAGAATGCGTGATGAAACAAGCAAACATAGCGCATACTACAACAGACATGAAAATAGATGATACGGAATTTTATTTAGATACCAAAATAAAAGACTGCATAGTCGATTCATACTTAAAGGTTGGAAATAAATTTTATCTAATAACGGATGCGGAAGAAAACTACATAGTAACTGAACAGATAGAAGAAAGCGTAAATAGCGGAGCTATGGTCGAGCTGTACAGCGTTCCTGTCTATGCCTCCAGGAAGGAACGTTGTTGCAGGATACTTTTCGGTGAAACATTCCTAAAGATAAATGATAAAAGCTTTACCATAACATCCTCGACTACGATAGATGATGTTATCTCCTACTATGAAAAATATACTATATGTCATTATATAGGAACATATATGTATTTCAAGGGAGAAGGCTTTAGCTCGGAAACTGCCTTTGAAAACTTTTCAGAATTTCCGTTGGAATCAAAGATGATAAACATCACGAGCTCGCATAAAATCCTAAAGGGCGATGACGTGCTGTTTTTTAATGAGGACATACGGGGAAACTTAACTAGCGAGGTTCTAAAAGCCAGTTGCTCAATGACCTGGAGTGGCTACGCCTCTACCGTCATATTAGATAAGTTAGACGGAGATTATACCTATTCCCAGCTCAGGGCGTATCCCGCATATTTTAGCGATAAGCTTCCCCTGTATAAATCAAGACCATGCATACCAGACATTTGTTTTGGCGCTACTTTCGGAGAAGAACCGGATGTGATAAAAGGGTATACTCTGTATAATGAGGAAACAAAATTAAATTATTATCCCAAAGATATGGATCATATTGCAAATCTTGTCACCACCCCAAGCGACTTATTGCTTACAAAAATGATTAAGGGAACTCTTAGACTAAATGCTCCAAACTTAATATTTACTTGTGACGATGACGGGATAGTTCAATTTTTAATCGAATCTCCATTAACAGAAAAATTCAATTTTAGATTTAAATCTAGCAGTACCCTACAGGTATCATTTACAGATTTCGAAGGAAATTTTATTTTCATAGGGGATAATAGTTCTATCATAAACGCATCCATAAACAATGTAATAGTCACTCTACAATATAATGCAAAAGAAAATATTATTTTTGATTTATTCTCATACAATGGAACAATAGCAAATTATATTTCTTATGAGTTCGTAGTGCGTGAAAAAAATAACTCAAGATGCGAAGTTAACTGTCTACACTTAAATCCATTATTTAAATCTTATAAAGAATTATTGGCAACGATCGGAAGCAGTAAAACCGGGGAAGGAAGAATCACACTATGATTATAAACATGATGGCGCATCCAAAAAAGGAACATTTAAAAAATCAATTTTCAGAATTACTGAGCTGTGACAAGCTATCGTTCGGAATAGTCAGCGGAACAAAACCTGACCTGGATGGAGCCCCGCTCTACTGCAAGATGAGCAGCCTCCAGACTACTATTTTTATAAACGCTGTCCCGGACTATGCCACTTACATAAGCAAAATACAGGGTAAGGACACTATAGTCATATCCAGTAGTGCAACAGGCAACACCTATTACATAAATGAAAATTCAAAGACAGTAACCATTCTGCATAATGGAGAGTCAAGCACGATACTGACAAGCCATTGCTGGAACTACAAGTACAATGACGAAAAAGCTGATCTAACAAGTACCATCAACAGCATCGAATCCACCCTAAATGACATAACAGGAATAAAGGCTACCAGCAATCATTCAAATAATACAGTCATAGCCGTCGGCATAGACACTATCCTAGGGATAAGGCTTTCTACTGTCAGCACGGAATCTTTGGTGGACAGAATCTCATTAATAGCCTATGAAAGAATAACTGTCTCCAAGGGGTCTTGCGTTCTTCCTAGTGGAAATGAAGTCACTCTGTCAAATGATTATATAATATATGCTAACAGCACAAAGTATTCAACGCTTGCGACAGTTTCCGGAAAAGTATACATGATCGTACTGAGATACAACCTCATAGCCGAAGAAGGGCAAGATGAATTTAAAAACGAAGTAGAAAAAAGAATGACTGAAGACTCGACAGAGAATATGATTTCTTTAGAATTGTGCGACTCCTCCGAGGGCCCTTCCGGAGATGCCATATGCCTGGCCGTCATGAAACCGTTTGAGAGCTCCATTCTCATAGACAGCAACAAAGAAAAATTTTCATTCTTAAGACCTTGGTATAGTCCGTTTGACACAAAGCATAGAAAAGAAATAGGGACGGGGTTAATAACGCACAATAACCCCCATGGGATAAGCTTTAACGACATCGACAGCAATAACACCATCCACAATCAACTATTAGAGGGTGGAATCGTGCTAAGCAAACCTCAACAGATACAAAACGTGTGCGGAGAAATCAAAACTTACAGCATAAACAAGTATGACGTAAAGGCTGACTATGATGGAAGCATCACTGGAAACAAGGGAATAACGAATAATGAGGGCTTGCAGTTTGCTAGGTACTTTGTCCTTCCAGAAATACCAATATCCATACTTTCTATAACAAATGCATATGGAAATCCAATTTATTACAAATGGATTGAAAAAACTTCCATACTTAAAGTTCCAGAAGACAATGACGTAGTGGATTTCACAATATCCTATATGTATGAGTCTGCGTTAAGCACTTCAATCTCTAACAAAAGCGAAGGCGTGAGCATAAACGGAATCAACACCAATGTCACTGTTCTCTCGGAAGGTCATTCCATAACAACCACGGCAGAGAGTGTTGATTTCACAGACATAGGCAACTTAGATAAAAACTATGATGTATATGTCAACAAAGAAGGAAACATAATAAAAGTCCCACAGACAGAAGCATCCATAAGTCTTGAAACTACTTCTGATACTTTTAGAGACTTGGTAGGAAGGAGCAGGATAGAAGTAATCATAACGGATACTCCTACTAAATCAAAAATAGATTGTCCTAATGCAAATGATGCATTTACTCTACTTTCATATTCTTCATCAAAAGAATATACTCTTTATCAAACGTATATCTTAAAAAGATGGAATGGAACAGATGAAGTATCCTCTTTAGAGAGCTATACAAATCCCAACACCTTGGCAATAACTAAAAATGACGAATCAGTGATGACAGACACAGCAACTTTATCAGTAAAAGAAGTTAGTGATAGACCGGTGTATGATGAATTTGAAAAGAAAAATCTAGGAAGCATAGCCACTAATGAAGCTATCGAAGGGGGGATAGGAAGAAAAATAACCATAATAAAAAGAGAAGACGGATATGTTTATGGAAATACAGAATTTAAAATCATTATTGCCAGAACAGATAAGTCAATAGATTCGAACATAGCTATAAAGATTTTTCATAGAAGCATTTCGGGAACGTTTCTAGAAACAAAAGTATTGGTTGCAGGAAGTGATTCTTCTTATGAGGTAAACCTGGCCAATGAAAAAAACGGAATGCTAAGCGCATACATAACTACGGATGCCTTTGACAGACAAACATTATCAGGAATATGGGATATTGAGATAAGTGGAGAAAATTCCTCAAATGCAGTAATATCATATATCTACTTTAGGTGGAACTTAGGAAAACTGGAAAGTAACATCTACTCTAAAGATAGCGATAATAACTATTTCAAGCTAAACTATACGGACAACTCCGGCAATAGACTATATACGTTAGGAAGTGGAGAATCAAAAGTTCCAAAGACCAATGAAGATTTTTCTGTAAATGTTTCAATAGTCGGAACTGCAAATGATAGTTCTGTCACAGAAACTTTATCATTTGGAAGCTCCTATCGTGACCAAAAAGGATTAAACAGCCAGATAACTAATAATGTATTTGATACGATAGAAAGATACAACATAACGGAAGCAAGCACAACTGGAAAAATTACAATGCTATCATACCCCGTTGGCAATATTGAAAATCTATGCGGAATATTTTCGGCAAAATATGTAAATGGAACGGTTAAAGAACTGTATGACTTAAGAAATGTATCGAGTCACATTATGCAAAGTACTGATATTGGCAAACTACATAAAGCATCGTCCTGCGCAATACAATTAATGGGGTTAATATGAACTGTATATTTAGTGATAATTTTTCTAATCCTTCTCATGTGAGCAGCTCCATAGATTGGAAATTTGAGATAGAACCCGATACATCCTTAAGCGAGGAGAAAAAGTATTTATCAACCACGATAGTTCCTACTTCAAATAATTTAATTATCTATGTTGATTCAAAAAGATATATTAACTATGAAACTAGCTACAATGGTGAAAAAGGTAAAAACTTTAACTATGGCTTAGTAATAAATAGTTACGACACTGATGGAAACAAAACACAGATAATTCCTATGTCCAGCCCATTAGAAAAGAAATATGCAAACTATCTTTCAACCACCTTATCAGATTGTTCTTATATGACAATAGAAGCAAGTAAAAACATAACGTCTATAGCAGTATTCTGCTACTAAAACAACTAGGCTATGTTCAAATTTTTATTATAAATAAGAGAAAATAATATATGTTAAAAAGTAAAGGTACATTAAATATTGCATCAACTTTAATAAGAGGTACATTATGAAAAAAGGTCTTACCTTCAAGACTCTTATTGGGTTTGATGATATTCAAAAAGAATTCGAATTAGTCATAGACGAACACAGACAGATGATGAAACTTATCATGGGAGATAACTATGGCATAGTATCTTCCGTCGCAACCACAGATGATTCGTCTTCGCTATACCCCATGTACTCTAATGGCACACTTTCCGTTACAAAAGGAAAGATAGTCACAAAAAACGGTGACATTGCCAGCCTGGATGAATTTACAAAAGAAATTCCTTCATTCTCAAGTGACCTAGCGGTAATTTATCTTTACGAAATGATAGGATCTTCTGAAAAAAGAATAACTAACAATGGAAACGCTGCTCCGGTATGGTTTGAAAAAAAAGAAGAAAGCGAAAGCTTACTTCTGGTAAACGCTTCCGAGTACTATTCGCTATCAAGTGAAGTCCGTGATAATTCTATATGTATATGCATCCTGAAGTATCAGGAAGATGGTGATCCCCTCGTTGACTTGACTAATTCGAGTTATGATTTCAACAGACCTTGGTTCTCACCAACGGACATAGCACATCGAAACGAGGTAGGAACAGGGAGCTCCGATGTTCCTCATTCTATAGGCTTGAATGATCTATCATCCTCCGACATGACACTATACTCTCAACTAGTATCCCGTGGAATAATAGTCTCTAAGGACATAGACGTTGCCGGTGTTTCCGGAACTTCTTATGAAGATAATGGAACAGTTACTGAGGATGAAAATGGAAACAGCATCATAAGTCTAACGGCATACCCCAATGCGCTAGGCTATGCGGTAGATAGCGATGGAAAAGATGTAGAACTAGAACTAGTCAGTGGAGACAATAAGTTATATGTAAAAGATACTTCCGTAAATCCGGGTGACAAGCTTAAGTATAATTTAATAATAACAAAAACACTCATGCCTCCGAGCCCGAATACCTTCTTGGAAGAACTTACTTTCAAGGAATCTGATTCCAATGATATTTGCATAACCCAAGGACTGCAAACAGAAATAAAAGATTACTCAATTTCATTTGCCAACTGCGGAACCATAAAAAGAAATTTTGAAGTGGTATTGGCCTCCGACGGATACTTGCACAAGGAACCAGAGATACTTGGCTACAGCAGCCAAGTTTCTTCATTCAAAGAGGCAAAAACATACAATCAAGAATTTGAAATCCCTGTATACGTTGAAATTGCTATAGAAGACGGAACCTTGACTGATGGAAATACTGCTGTTTTTGTAATTACCGGGTACAATGGGACTGCTCCTGTGTCAGAGACGATATCTTTCACCATAGAAGAATACAGCTCAGAAACTGATTCATCTTCTATAAATAAAAAAACTACAAATACATTTACAAATATCACTTCCATACAGGCAACAGATAATTTAAATAGTGGTGCCCGATGCACCATATATGCGTGTTCAAAAAGAGCGCTTGATACAAGACTTAGAATAGCCAGCGTCATCTGGGATGGAAATAAAATTGATTCTATAAAAGACATTAGACCAATATCTACAACGATAAAAGATCCTATTGACATTGATATAAACAGAGAAATAGGAAAATCAGTAGTTACTAGTCTGCACATAGCTAGGATAAGTAATGGCCAGGAACCTTATAAACTCATAGTTGCAGAAGATTTTAGAAATGTATCTCATTTAGATACGAAAAGCGTTAACTGGAAAATAACTCCTTACGGAATAAACTTCCCCATAATACCTAGTTCCATACTTGACTGTAGAAACTATTCAGACTGCTACAGAAGCAGAGTTTTTCAAGCAAAAAATAGTAACAGAATATACGCACTAGTAGTTATCGGAGGAAATGATGAAACAAATGAATCTTTATACTCGGTAAGACTTTGCACAACCAATAATGAAAACTACTATGAATACAACATGGTTCCAGTTGAGGAAGGATTGTTTCTAATTAATTTTATTTCTACGTCACCCGACTATATTCAAGTAGTTATCAGTGGAAAAGCCAGCGGGTTTGTTCTTATGCGCCTTGATGGAATAACAAATACAGAGGATAAATACAAAGTATGAAAACCATATTTAAAACAGGGACTGTCCTGACCGCAGAAAATTTAAATCTAGCACAGCTGGCCTATGGAAATGCCGGAGTCATTGACGGGTCAGAAGTTTATGTAAATGGAAACAACTTAATAGTGTCTTCCGGACTGCTAAAATTTTCTGATGGAATGATTGTTTCTCTTGACGGGACGGATTCTTTTGACTGGAGCAATCTTGCGCATAATACATACTATTGCTATGCGGTACGATATGGAAATGACGTTACTTTTTCGGTATCCTTGGTACTGCCGACGGAATATGCATACATACTTCTAGCTACGGCAACTATCGGAGATTCTTGCACTGTAGTAAATGTTCAAAAAAGTTCAGTTTCAAAAACTGAAAAAACAATTGATGGAAGTCAATTATCGGCAACCTCTGTGATAAGTGAAAATATAGATGTTGATTTAGTCACAGATGATGATAAAAAAGTAAAATATTTAAGTGGAATCCTGCAAGCCGATAAAACTTTTGCAAAAATTTATATTCCATTCACTAGTCCTATGTTTACTATCACTAAAGCTAAGCTTAAACTAAAGCTATCAAGCGATACCATCCTAGGAATATACATGATGGTAGATGGAAATACCTATACTCCTAGTAATAATAAAATATATGGAAATGCTTTTACTAAAGATAGCTACACGGTTGATCTAGGAAATCTTATGGAGTCAATAGATAGTGGAACTCCTTGTAATGTTTTATTGCAGCTTTCACAAATTTCTTCGTCAGAAGAAAATACTACAGCCGATATTTCTTTATATTCAATAGCATTAACAAACACATAAAAAGGAAAATAATATATGTTAAATACAGTTGTTGGAATGTTAACCGTTGCAAAGTTTCATAACAACGCGGATACGGATAGCTTCAATAAAGTCATCAGTAGAACTTTAGGAAAATTCGGTTTGATTGATAAGGATTATGCAGGAGAGTATCCGAAGCCAGAAGAATTTTGGGTAGTTAAGATTAAAAAAAATATAAAACCGGATAAAACAGAAGGATGTTTTATTCTAGAACCCCTTAAAAAACTTGATTTTACTAATGATGTCGGTAAACTGGCATGGGGTATGTATAGCATAGAAGAAATCGGAAAAGCAGTTACTATTATCCATCCAAATCAAGAATATCAAAACAAGTATTGGCAATTACCCCTTGAAGAAAGAAAGCATTTTAAAAATAAAGCTGTCATAGTAATTCAAAATGAAAAACTTTTAGAACAAAAGGAAGTAAAGGATGAGCAATGACCTTACTGATATAAAAATAGTGATTAATGGAGAAAAAGATATGAAAGACTATCTTTTAACATTTACTTCTGAATATCTTTTAACTTTAAATGGATCAAAGAGAAACGAAGTATGCAAAGACTTGCTAGAAGCTATAAAAGATTATCCTAAACTAAAACCCCTTCCAGAATGGGAAGACTGTGTAAAAAACCCTGGAATATGGAATACACTCAAGGAAAGGAAAGAAGAAAATGTTTGAAGTTCTATCTTATAAATTGGCAAAAAAAGAAAAATCCTTTGAAGAGAGGACTCCTAATGAACAGGAAGAGATTTTACAAACTACATATATTCAATCCGTTCTTGGCTACAAGAATAGCATTATTGCACAATTAAAAAAATTTGTTTCTAATGGAATAATCAAAAAAGTTAAAGAAGTCGGACAGATTAAAGAAGTTATAAAAAACTCTTATGAAAATTACCCGGAATTAAAAAGAGACGGCACATTCTACTTCTTAAAAGAAAGTCTATATAAATTTCGTATAGAAATTGAAGACCTTGGTGGTAAGAAACTATCTGATATGTATAAAGAAGTATTTGACACTATCTTTGGAAATCCAGTTAATGCTGAGACAGCAGATGAAGGATGGGAAATCAGAAACTATTTAGTCAGAGACATTAATGGAAATGCCAGCATTATTTCCATTGACATCTGGTTTGACTGCCCATCGGATACGATTATGGATAGCCAAAGCGCGGAAAAGGCAGTTGCCATCATACGGGTAAACGCTTTCCAGACATTCACTAGAAAATCATTTGCAAAAATAGTCGAGGGAAAGGCATACATTGACGGAGATTTCATTAAGAAAGTTATGTTCATCGCTCTTAAAAATGAAGGTAACGTCACAATCCCTTATCTTACAATGAGCATAAACAGTGTTCCTACTGAGGAATCTAAGCAAACCAAGGAACATATATTAAAATTTCCAGATTCAAGAGTAATTAAGATCGGATTCGTAGACAACCGTCCGGCAATCAAGGCAAAGGCAAAAGAAGCTATCGGAATAGAAATAATTCCAGACGTAATTCCGTTATACAAGAAACCTCCTAAAGGAGTTATGTTTGACAGCTATGGTAACTATCCTTCTAACTTCACAGGAAAATTTCCAGACGTAAAAGGTGAATTAAATCCAAATGATTATTTAACCTACTGCTATCGTATCGCGACTATGCAGGAAATAGCGAATAAAGAAAAAATTATTCCTATCAAAATTGATGAAATTACTTACTACATAAAAAGAATCCCTCCGGAAAATAGTGGATTTGAAAACTTCTATAATAAAATAATATACACTGACTTTGACAAAGATTTTATTTTCTATTATACTAGTGATGGAAGAAGAAGTCAAATATCCATTCAGAAATGCCAAAAACTTTCTGAATATGATGTTTTATATCTATCAAGCAAGGCTCCAATAAACTTCAAGACTTCCGTAGGTATAAATAATGAAAATCCATTTACAAAAGAACCTTTCTTTGAATCATATAAGAATAAAATTTTTGATATTGTAAACAATGCTAAAAAATATGCAGGAAAAGAAGACATTTCCATGGTGGAATCTTTTCAAATTCCCGTATACGTTTTAAAAACTGCTGGTTGCTATGATGAGGTAATCAGTGGATATAGAACATACATTGAAAAATATTGCGGAGCAAATCAAAAACTCTGGAGCACACTAGACTCTACGGGATATTGTATCTTAGATATTGATAATCCAGAAAAAGGTGGATTCAACATTCCCGAACTGAGAGAAATAATTAAAGAAAAAGAAAAACACAACAAAGAAATTGCGCAAGATGAAACAGGAGATACTCCATTTCTTCCTAAGAACATTAAGGGATTCACAAAGAAGATTTCTTTGTTCCCGCAACAGGCTATTGCTGTGTCCATGGCGGATAAACAGGACAGTTGTCTGTTAGACGTTGATATGGGCGGTGGTAAAACATGTATGATGGTAGCGGACATCTGTAATCAGATGACTAAAGAAAAAGTTAAGCGCCCACTTATCGTATGTCCTGGAAAAACTCTAGCACAGAATAGAAAAGAAATATTTGAAAAATGGTGCGACAAAAAGATGAACATTTTTCCGATCAATACGGAAACGTGGAACAGAATTACCGATAAGGGAAGTAACCCCCAAGCATTAGTTGACATTGTTAATAAAATGCCTCCCAATACCATATACATGACCGACTATTCTTTTGTATCTCTTGATACAAAAATTGTTCCTATTGGAACAAAGCAAAAAACAAAAAATGGCCCGGAAGAATTAGTCTTCACGGAAGTGTTCAGTAGAGCAAATTTCCTAATGAACGTATTAAAATTTGATATGGTTTACCTTGATGAATCTCACTATATCAAAAACATAAGCAGCAACACGGCAAAGGCTACGGCTGTCTTAGGAAAGGCCAAGGTTAAGCGCATAACTTCCGGTACAATTATTCCTAACTCAATCTCTGACTTATTTGGTCAGTTAAGATTTCTTGACCCTACTATACTAGGCAGACAGGAAGACTTTATAAAAAACTACGGAGTCATTGATGAGAACACTAAAAAATTCACTGGAAGATGGCAAGAAGATGCTCAAAAAAGAATCAGATCTTTGATTGAAAAAAGAGGTGGTGTTTCGATCAGACGTTCCATGTGGCGTTGGAGGATGCCTTCTCTCACAGAAAAAATTCACTATGTAGAACTTACTGGAGTACAGCAAGAAATATATAGCATGATTATGGAAAATCTAAAGGCGGAATTGAGCAATGACCCCAAGATTCAAGCCGCTATGGAAAAACTAAAGAATGACAATGAAGACGTTTACGATGCAGATTATGAATCAGTTCTTTCAAAACTTTCTCGTTTTACTACTTTCCTTGCGGCGCCGGGATCTGACATCATAATTCAGGCCTTGAAAGCTCTCAAAGAAGGAAAATCAATAAAAGAAGTCAAGGAAGAATTCCTTTCTATGACTTTAAATGACGATAATGACGAAGGAAATGCAAAAGAAGAATCTGACTTTGACTCATCTGTTTCTATTTCAGAGGATGACTTAACAAAATTACAAGAAATTAGTGGAAAAATAACGGATAAGGATATCATTGGCCCTAAGATAGATAAAGTCAATTCTATCTTAGAGCATCATTTTTCAGAAGGTTTTGATAAGGATGGAAATCCAAAAAATGGTAAGGTAATTATCTTTTGTCAAAGAAACGACATCGCCAAGTCCACTTTTGAAAACATTGATGGAAAATTTAGAAGCCATGCGGTTTGGTATAATGCTTCCAGACAATCCGAGCTTATGAAATTCCAGCAAGAACCGGCCTGCTGGATAATCATAGCGGTTGATAAGTCCCTAAAGGAAGGAATAAACTTACAACAGGCCAGCAGAATTATCCGCATGGACATACACTGGAATCCCGGGGACAATGACCAGTCCTATGCCCGTGCTTTCCGAACGGGTCAAAAAAGGAACGTCAACGTTGACATTATCCTTTGTGAAGGAACAATGGAAATTTGTAAGTACATGAGATTGATTTCAAAAGAATATCTCAATAGAAAACTTATATCCAACTTTAACGAAGGAAATAACGAAGATTTCACTCCTGTCCGCATGAGCATTGAGAATATGGAACAGTTTACGTCTAAATTTAGCATTGTTCCTTTTGAAAAGATGCACAATATGATTAAAGAAGATGAAGTCAAGGAATCCTTGGTGTTCGGAAAGAAATATGCCTCATATCAGGATAAAAATATTTCTACGATAGGAAGTGATGAACCTCTGGAAGGGGCAAAGATGGTAGTCACTCCGGATCTTGTGGATGACCTAAAGACAGAAAAGTTAATCAATAACGATGACAGCAGAATCCGTTTAACACGGGTTGATTATATCGGAAAAACAGAAGAAGAAATTAAAAATATGCAGCATAGTGTAGAAAAAGAAAGGGAAAAGAATAGAAAGAACTACATGAATAATTTAAATAATCAGAAAAAAGAAGAAAAGATTAAAGAACTTACAGAAAAACTAGGATTCAATCCACTCGATACTCTTGAAAAACAAACTATCAATCCAAATAATCTTCATCTATGGTTGCTGGACAGAGACGATGAAATATACTTGATGACTTTGAAAAACAGTACAAGTAATTTCTTAACAAAATTTAGATTCAAACCAAAAAAAATAAAGTACATCAAGGTAATTAAGTCTATCGAAGACATAAAAACCTTGAGCAGGCAACTTAAAAGAAACGGATATGAAACTAATCTTGAGGACATAATCAGTGATAAGGCATTAAAGAAAATGCTAGGCGCAAAGAAGAATCCAAACGCCATAAACATGATAAAGAAATACTATCAATCCACCGCCAATAGTGAGAATTATATAGAATTCGGCTGGACTAGGATGGAAAAAGGATTATTTCTTACAACTCATTCGGATATGTCAGAGTTCGGCTTCTTAAAAATTCCTAAGAGTCTTGAAAGACCTATAACGTCTACTTTGCTGTCAAAGATTCTTTCTGATATCAATGCCGAATCTCCCATAGGAAACCTCAAAGACTTGAATGAAGAATCTCAAAAAAGATTCGGAAAGAAGATAAACATCATCAGGATCATATCCAACAGCAAGGACAGGGATCTGAGTGAATACGAAGAGGATAAAAAGCCAATAGAAAATACCGAAGACAAAAAAATTAAAAAAGCTACTAAACCTAAAGAAAACAGAAATAACGAAAAGACTCATTATAAAGCTTCTGACTTCGATAATGCCTCGCTTCTTCTTGGAACTATGGACTTTGTTTCTAATGACAAGACAAATGCCAAGATTTTCACAGGCATCTTCAATGATATGACCGGATATGATCTAGTGAAGCTGCTGAAGAAAAAAGGTGCTAACAAGTTCTCCGAAGGTGCGAAAGTGCTTAGCAAAACTTTCTATGATGCTATGAACAAATGGAAAATAACTAAAAAACTACTCATTAGACTCAAGGATCAGGCTCATCTTACCAAGGAAGATTTGCAGGAAATCGCGCAATGCGCGACGCACTACGTAGAATAAAAACTGTAAAACTATACTTGGTAATTAAACCAAACATAAAAAACAAAGGAATAAAAATATGATTAAGATCAGAACTAGAAGAGAATTTCTTGAAGTTGCAAATATTCTTAATAAATGTAACTTCAAGGAACCTACCGTCTCCTTCCGGGAAGCATGCTATGCGTTTAAGACAAAAGTAAAGCGAGTCATTTCTGAAAAGATGGAAGAAATCTTCAAGATTGACGAACAAAAACGCCAGGAGTACAACGGAAAGAAATTTGAGTTTTGTAAACAGTTCGCTCAGAAAAATGAAAATGGTGAAATCATCTACACAGACGCTGGAAAATCCTCTTACAACATTGACCCAAAGAATCTGATCGAGTCAGAGCACAAGATCAAGGAATGGGAAAAAGAAAACGGTTATTCGGAATTTCTTGCAAAAGTTGAAAAAAACGACAAAGAAAAGAACGAGTGGCTGTCCAAGAAAATTAAACTGGATCTGGATAGTCTTTGCGAAGTAAAGGATATTCCAGAAATCGAATCTCCTATGGATATTCAAATAAATAAAAATCTGCTTTTCGATGAGTTGGTAAAACTTTTCACAAAAGAAGAAGTCAAAAGCAGTGAAGAAGATGGAAAAGAAGTCGAATAAACAGCTTTAATAAATAAAAAGGTGGATACCAAAATTTGGTATCCACCTTTTTTTGTTAAAATCATAAATCTGGTTTTAAGACTCAATATCAGATTCATTCCCATCGCCAACCATATAATTTATGGTTATTTTAAAATGCAGATATACAAGTAAAACATCTACTAATATCTGAGAGTTCTGTAAACCCTGCTGGCTTCAATTATAAAAAATCTATATACATATAGATTCTGGTTAAAATCTGTTATATACATTCGTAACTAAACACTTGCCATTTATTTTCTTGTAGATATATGCCCACCATTCCTCACTGTTTCCAAAGCCATCTTTCCACCGTTGATGAATCATGTTTCCCTTGGAACTAGCTTATATTCCCGCATCAAATCCTCAAAATGGCCTTGAATATACCGAGCCATATCATATCTGCCATACGCCTCATCCTGTTCCCGGCTATGAGTAAGACTGTATGGCTCATATATTTTAAGATTGCGCACTGCGCTTTCTTCAAGCAGACTGCGAAATTCTTTCTCATTCATTTGTAATGCTCCTGTTGCAAATCAGCGTCTATGCAATGCGCTGTAGGATCTGATATCTGCGAAATTATCTTTTCTTGATAAATTGCTATGCCGTTTATCAGTTTTTTCTCAGGAATCCATTTCCGCGCCACCCAGTCCCAATACTGCCCGCGCGAATTAACGATGTAATAATTTTTCATGCATCTACCTTTATTTTAAAATATAAGTCCATGGAATTTATGATGCTATTTTAGCATTGATTTTCTTTTTCTTTCTTCTTCATAGGCAGTATTAAGAGCTGCCAGGTTGTTTTGTGTCCTTGTTAAACGCTCACTTCAAGTCGGATATCAAATTAGAAATGCGCACACTAGTTAAGTTTTTAAGCCAATCAATGACCAGTCCAGAGCATTCCTTCCTTGTTGCCCCTAAATTTTTATAAGAGGCATTCATGAATTTTGTTGAATATCCATTTTTATCCAGCAAAAATAATGCGTAGTTTATTTGTTTTTCCGTAGGCATTTTAACTCCTTTTTTATTCGTCAAGTTTCAACAACAACTATAATATAGTATATTTTTTAATAAAAAGCAAGGGATTTTATTAAAAAATGGATAAAAGTGGTGTTTTTAATTTTTTGGCGCGGATTGAGAAATGTAAAAGACGGATAGCCCCGCGACCACGATAGCCACTAGAAGAATTCCCGCGACTAGATAACCCCGTGACATCAGATAAAAAAACAGCGCGAGAAAAGCAACCAACAGGGCCAATGCCATCCCTACCAGAAGGCAGTACATCAGCATGCCGATCAAGATATAAAGAAATTTCATTTGTTTTCCTTTTTTAGTTTATTATACTCAATAAATATATAATATATTTATCAAAAAATCAATAAAAATATGCATATTTTTCAATTAATTTAACGAGGTTTTTATGTTTTGCTGTGCAATTTGCAAAAAAAACTACGATGATAGCCTGAAAAACGAGCATCACCGAATACCACAGGCATTTGGCGGAGATGATTCTCCGAGTAACATCCGATTTCTGTGCGCCGGATGTCACCAGACTCTGCACCGGCTCGCCGAACACTTTGCCAATCCAAAAAAAATAGGACGGACAAAAGACATCGCCACGGCATACTGCATGGCAAATTGTGAAAACCCACAGATAGCAATACCCACAATTCTTGATCTAGCTAGGTGCGCCTGCGAGTACGAGCTAAAAGTGAACAAAGGAACTCTACAGCTTTCCCCATGGTCTGAAAAAGTCGTAAGCATCGTCATTCCCCTGCAATTCAAAAAAGCATTTGAGTTAGCGTGTAAAAGAAAAAACGTCTTCGGGCGAAAGGGATCAATGACAAGCGTAGTGGAAAACTTTATACTGAACATCGTAGCCAGTGAATTTCCGAATATGCGAAACAGCATCATGCAATACATCTCAATGAAAATGAAAAAATAAAATCTTTATTATCTCACAATCAACACAGACACTAAGCATTTACCTTATTATAATATTCCTTAATTAGCATATCCATCTGTTCCATCGGAATCAATAAAATTTTATTCTCATCAAATCCTTTTATCTTTAAAAACTCGATGAATTCCCTTGAATAAATTTTCATTTTCCTCGCTTTCTCAAATTCATCCTTTTCCAAAAAAACCTTGGCTTGATTTAAAGTATGATCCTTAACTATGGTGCAGTCATTTACGATCTCATAAGCATTCTTCATTATAGGAAGATAATCAACCAAATTAAAATATTGTAAAGCATATTCACGCAGCTTCAGCTCATCATCTGGAAATCCGTATGATGAAATCCACTTCTCAAATTTATCATTCTTTTTTCCTACCATAACATCAAAGAAAGAAATCATACGAGTCTTCACATCGTCTTCAAGATCAGAACTTTGTATGTACTCTCTCAAGGAATTATCACCGAACCTGCTGTTTGACTTAATTGTTTCCGCCAGTTCATCCGTCAAAGGTAACGTAGCTTTTTCATATTCTGCGTTTATATTATCCTTTCCATCTGAATATCTAACCAAGCCACAATTTCTTTTTTGTGTAGTGTTGGCATATATAATGTTCGAAGCATGATTCTTCACACTTTGCCTGGCATAGTTTATAAGATAGACTATGTCCATAGTCCCTTCTTTTAAATAAAAGGTTCTGTACGCCCACATCTTTAATTCTGTTTCCAGAAAAGAATCTTCCATTCCGGAATATTTCACCAGGAATGCCATCCTGGACTTCGCTATCTTTATAGTATAGGACATCTGGGTTTTCATTAAGTCATCTAGCTGCTTATCCGAAAAGAAAATAGGCGAAGGTTCCTTGAGCGTTCTTACCCACGAGTATATTTCATCAATCATATTTGATTCTTTCAATATGTCTAGACAAAAAAGTAAGTCCTCCTGGGAACACTTGAAGGTGATTGAACATTCTATATCTCCATTTTTTAAGTATGAAATCAAACCCCTGCGGAGATAAGAAAGGTAATATCTCCCGTACATCGCTTTGTATATCCAACCATTCACTTTTTTCAAAGTATCCGCGTCTTCCTTGACTAGCTCACGGATAATGGTATCTTTTCTTTTTTTATCCTGTCCCGGCATCGAAGAGGAGCTTTGATACATTAGTACATACAAAACCATATTCCTTGCCACGGATAGTCTAGTGGCTGCATCCAGCCTAGACTTATATAAAATTTCTTTCACATCTAAAAGCATACTCATATAGACCTCCCTAGAGCTAAACGGAACCTAAATTCATCTAAGATATCCCGTTTTGTTAAAAGCGCTTTTCTGGCAAGATTAATCACTTCTTCATTCATCTCCCCAAGGACAACAAACCTACCTCCCAACTTTTTATACTTATTGAGCAGCATAGGATGCAAATTTTTTCCATTGCTATTCAAGGCAATGATTATCCCACAAGACCGCATTGACGCAAGTTCCTTATCCCAGTCTAATTCATTGCACAAAGACCTATACGAAATATCTAGGTCAAATCCAAAATCTTTAACAATCACTGGAATCTTTATCTGACTTATGACTCTATAAAAAGCTTTCGCAAGCTGCCTCTTGAAAGCAAACGAACCGATAATGAAATCCAAACTATTCATTGAATTTTCAAAACGAGTAAGACAGTCTAGCTCAATTCCCCTCAAATCTCCTTTATTGCTTGAGTTAATTAATTTCATTAAATCAAAGTCATTTTCCTCTACTAATATTTTTTCGATTGGAAATGTTACATCAAAATAGCATTCCCTGCATAAGGGAGAAATGAAGGGTATATGAAGTTTGGAAAAAAATTCTTCTTCTGTCTTAGACTTGATATTCCAGGCGTCAAGTCCGAGTTCCTCTGCCCGTTCCTCTATGGCCTTATTGAAAGAATTGCTTCCAGTAAACTTAACCAAGGCTGTGCCATAAAAATCCTTGTTCACTACAAAAAACTTTTCTTCAATTATTTTATTGTTTATTGAAACAAGTTTTGAGCATCTACTGTTTACTCTATCAAAATCAGTACATTTGCATACTTCAAATATCTTCTTTGCCAAAGACTTGCTTCCTGTGCAAAGAACAACTATGCTCTCAATATATTTATTACTTCTACGCAAGCCACCAACAAACTCAAAATCAGCAAAGGGCTTCAATTTCTTTTCTATAGATTTAATTTCATCATGAATTTCATCCACCAAAACTCTTTTTGAACCTTGAATAGTATAATATTTCTCCAAATTTGATAATCCTTCATCTGATTTAAGACCATCGTCCGATAGGAGTCTTGCAAGCATTATTCTATCTCCACTTGATTATAATAAGAAGCAGTCTTGTTCTTTATAAAAAGATTTTTATCTATAGCTATGCCAGAATATTTATTAAAGTTTGTCTTTAAAAATAGACCTTTTAATTCTTTGAGCGAATGAACAATCATCGGCTCAATTATTTTTGCACAAATATTATTATGTTCAAAAATCTTCAATAGCTCATTATTATCTATTGAAGATTTTTGAACATACACCAATACGTCTTTTTTTGATAATCCCTTGATAGACTTTTCGATAAGTTTAGTCTCCCTGTTTTTATAAAAGTGAGAATCCAACTCCTTCCAGTTAGATGAAACTATAAGCTCTGCTTTAAAATTTTCATCTGTCATCACTTTTAAAAAATCAAGATTTATTCCGTGTTTTTCTTCATCAGCAATCATATACTTATTCTCATTCTTTGAATAAAAAATAAAATATCCATAAGGTCTATAATAAGCAGTTGCCGGATAATCTACTTGATTTTTTATGATATTGACTTTATGAGAAGTAAGAATTCTCTTATAGATAAGAAACTCACTTCCACAGGTGTCATCTGCATGGCATCCACCTAAAAAATTACGAATTCTGTTCTTGGTTTCTTCATACGAAGAAATGTGGTGCTTCCAATCATACACCAGTTTCTTAAACTTAATCATATTTTCCCTAAGATACTCACTGTTCGGATATCCACAGCACACAATATCATCAGACTTAAACTTTGGAAAATCCAAGAACTTGTCATTACTATAAGTTTCATACAAACGGCCATACAGATTATCCATATCCCCATTAAAGAATTTTTTTATATCATCTTTTAGCATATTTTCCTCTTATTTACATATATCACTTGTATTTATCGGGAAGTTCTATTCCCCTAAGAACTAACCAATAAATAGGAGTCCATCCATCTTTATCTTTAATCATTAGTAATTCTACAGGAAGTTTAAGAATTTCTTTAACTTCCTTCACAGCTAAGAAATGAACAGGAGTCCGTCCATAGCTATCTTGAATCATTAATATAGATTTAGGAAGCTTAAGGATTTCCTTTACTCCTTCGTAAGCTAAATCATGAATGGGAGTACATCCATCATCATCTTGAATCATTAGTAATTCTTTAGGAAGCTTAAGAATTTCTTTAACTCCTTTAGAAGCTAACAAATGAATAGGAGTCCATCCCTCTTTATCTTGAATCTTTAATATAGATTTAGGAAGTTTTAATATTTCCTTTACTCCAACTCCACTACTAGCTAATAAATGAATAGGAGTAAATCCCTCTTTATCTTGGGTCACTAGTAATTCTTTAGAAAGAATAATAACTTCCTTTACTTTATTGTGGGCTAACCAATGAACAGGAGTATTTCCATACGCATCTTGAGTCATTAGCAATTCTTTAGGAAGAGTAAGAATTTCCTTATCTCCTTTCCTAGCTTTTTCAAATATTTCTTCATTAGTCATTTTTATTTCCTTTGTTTAGATCAAATGTTTTAATTCTTCTGGAATCTTTACTCCTTCGTAAGCTAAGAAATGAATAGGAGTACTTCCATAATTATTCTGAATCATTAATATAGATTTAGGAAGTTTAAGAATTTCTTTTACTCCACGCACAGCTAACTCATGAATAGGAGTATCTCCATACCTATCTTGAATCATTAATATAGATTTAGGAAGTTTTAATATTTCCTTTACTCCAACTCCATTACTAGCTAACCAATGAATAGGAGTCCATCCATCATCATCTTGAATCATTAATATAGATTTAGGAAGAGTAAGAATTTCTTTTACTCCTTTATTAGCTAAGTAATGAATAGGAGTCCATCCAATGCTATCTTTAATCATCAATCTAGCTTTAGGAAGAGTAAGAATACTCTTATCTCCTTTCTTAGCTTTTTCAAATATTTCTTCATTAGTCATGAATAAAGATTTAATGTAGTTAAACATTTTTATTTCCTTTAACTTTAATCGTTTTCTTGCAGGGCTTCTTTAATTTTTTCTGTGCTCTTCAAACATTTAATAAAATCTTTACGAGTAAATCCTCCGGACTTGCCACACAACCACCCACCATCTTTCTTAAAATAAGACCGTTTTTCTAAGGCGGGAGCACCATCTCCCCAGGTTACCACCTGAATAACCTTCTTGAAAGTTTCTGTTTCATCCACCGATACTTCAAGAATTTGATTAAACTTAATTTTCTTAACCATAAAAACTCCTTATTATATTTTTAACTATGATTTATTTAATTTGTAATGGCAGTATTAGTACATTTTACAACTAGGATTAACCATAAAACTCCTAAACTACTTAGATATGCCGCTTGTACTTACCAGGAATCTTTACTCCATTCATATCCAAATAATGAATAGGAGTCCATCCCTCTTCATCTGTAATCATTAAAAGTTCTTTTGGAAGTTCAAGGATTTCTTTTACTCCCCTATCTGCCAAATCATGAATAGGAGTATTTCCATGTTTATCTTGAATCATTAATAATTCTTTAGGAAGAGAAAGAATTTCTTTAACTCCCTTCCTAGCTAACCAATGAATAGGAGTATCTCCATAGCTATTCTTAATCTTTAACAGTTCTTTAGGAAGCTTAAGAATTTCTTTAACTCCATTCCTAGCTAATTCATGAATAGGAGTCCATCCAAGGTTATTCTTAATCATTAATACTTCTTTAGGAAGTTTTAATATTTCTTTAACTCCACGCACAGCTAACTCATGAATAGGAGTATCTCCATACTTATCCTTAATCATCAGTAGTTCTTCTGGAAGAGAAAGAATTTCTTTAACTTCCTTCCTAGCTAGCCAATGAATGGGAGTACTTCCCCATGCATCCTTAATCATTAATAATTTTTTAGGTATAATAATTGCATCATCCTTGATTTTTTTCTTCATCTTATGTTCCTTGTTTGTTTTTCTGATTTAGTTTACCATCATCAGCATGCAGGTTACTGTCCCACATGGACTAGGAAGGGGTGGGGGCTTCCTTCCTAGTTTCGGCTACAGCATTACGGGTTCTTCCCTTTCTTGAAAGGTTATCCGTTGCGCATAAATTTCAGACGATGGAAAAGGAATAGTCGGAGAACGGAATCGGTTATGTATTATCCCCTCCACTCTTACCCTAGCTCCCTTTTTAAGGAAGCCTACCATTCCGTCAGACTTGACGTAATCAAGGTATTTCCCCTTGATTACGACACTATGCCTGTCAGACAGTTTTCGGCCATTTTCTATAACTGTGGTACATACTCCTAAAAATATAATTTTGATTTCTCCATCTTCATTTTTTTGAATTACTGCATCTGAAGAAAGGTTTCCTTCGCACGTAAACATGTTAATGTCAATCATACATTTTCTCCTTCGCCAGATTCCGGCTCTTCCCCGAGTTCATTTTTAGTTTCGTTCTCGATGAAATCATTTTCTTCTTCCTCTGGAACATCATTTTCTTCATTTTCGACCAAATCGAAAGTTGGCTTTTCTATGACTGGAAATCTCCATTGGATCTTATCATCAGCGAAAAGAGCTTTATAGAAAGGATCATCCCGCCTAGATAAATAATTTGCGTCCGTTTCACGGAAAATTACCATGCGCTTAGCTCCTCGGCGAACTACCTTGTAGGGCATAGTGTCGAAAGAAATTTTCTGACCAACATACTCATTTATGGAATTTCCATTTAAATCAAAACCACTGGAGCGGTAACCCAGGGATTCCAAAAGGCCCTTTTGGATTATCTTTGCAACATCCTGAGAGGATATGGTGTAGTCAATACTTTTCATTTTATCGGGATCATATCCAGCTTCCCGAATCTTAACCTTATTATCCAGCATAGTTTGATAATCGGAACCCAGTTGAACTCCAAAAAGAGATGAAAGATTTTGAGGAATCTTATCGTCAGTATACCGAGTTAGAAATGCAAAATTTCTCTTATCTTCGATTTCTCTTTTTTCTTCCTTTGCCTTAGCCAAAGCCTCTTGCGCTACCCGCATTCGCGCTTCCACATCGGCTATTTTCGAACTTTTATCCTCAATATCCTCAAAAAATTCCGCACGATTCGATTTTCCTTCTACAGCTCCTTCATCTATTTTTTTGATCTCTTCAAAATAGACAGGATTTATTCTAGCTTTAACCAGTCGGAAGAAGGGACAAACAGAGGCATCCAAGTTTCCTTTGATGAGTTTTTTTCCATTCCCATTAATGCCATTTAAATGTGGGCAGGGAACTAGGTTGGACACCCTCTTCCAAGCCCACATTTTTCTGAAAACATGATCTAATGGTGTTTTCGCTGTAGCAAAATGTTCGCAGCAAAGACAAGTAAATCCCAAGGCATCCACGGGGATGAATCCTAGACTATTCACTTTTATCTTTCTGCGTTTGACAATGACTTCCTCTGAAAGCTGGGGAATTTTTTCTTCTTTCTTCATCTTATGTTCCTTGTTTATTTTTTATTTTTCTGATTCAGTTTACCATCATCAGCATACAGGTTACTATCCTGCATGGACTAGAGTTGTAGAAGCTCTAGTTTCGGATTATTTTTGATTTAATAACACTTATTTATAATATACATGAACAAATCTAAATATTTTGTATCTATCCTTAGAACGGGTGTTTGCGAAGAAAGCGCTAAAGAAATCATATTAGGTTTAAGCTCTTTAAATTCGCAGTAATCATCTTCGCTTTTGAGAGAAAAATCAGTTACCTTTTTGCCAATGCGAATTCCTCCTATGATCTCTTTTCCTCCATACTTTGTAAATGCCCTTAGCGTCTTACGGACAATCCGGTAATCCAGGCTCAAGGAATCATAGTTAGCAAATTTCATAGTCATGATAGTAATTTTTTCTTCCATACAATCCCTCACTTGATTACTTCGAAATTAAAATTTCCAGTGTGGTTAAAAATATAGCCACATTTTCTGATTTGAGTTTCTAGATCGCACATATCAAAGATTGTGACGATCTGTTTGTTTTTTAAAAGCCGAAGATCGAAAACGAATTTTCCTCCCTGTAAGAAGGATTTCGCGCACAGATAATGTGCTACTTTTTTAGTAGTAGTCATAAAAAACTCCATTTTAAAGTTGACTGCCATAGTAAATATACATTTTATTTTTACATTTTTCTTTAAAAAATGTAAAAAACTATAAATAATTAAAAAAGTGGTTAAATTTGCGTAAAAACGCCACCTTAGAGGAATTACAAAAAATAAAATTTGCCCAGGTAGCGCCAATTAACTATATTTACTAGCAGTTTAAACCCCCCGCAGCAGAGATAAAAAATGAACACAAAAAACTACGAGAAGCTAGTCCAAAAAGCCAACATTTTTTCAAAAGCCTACTATGCTGGAAATGAAAAAATTTCAGACTCGGAATTTGACGCAATGATTGCCCAGATAAAAGAATTTGAAAAGAAGCACCAAGACAAAATAGTGGCATCCTCCCCCACTCAAAAAGTGGGAGAAGATAGCGCAAAAGGTTTTCGAAAAGTCACGCACGAATATCCCATGCTCTCCCTCGGAAAAGTACTTTCCCTGGAAGAATTGACTGGATGGTTTTCTGAAACCGAAAGAAAAATAGGAAAATGCAAGTACACTCTGGAATATAAAATGGATGGGTGTGGGCTTTCACTAATTTACAAAAGAGGAAAACTGATTCGGGCAGTGACTCGTGGAAACGGCATCAAGGGCGATGATGTCACCAAAAATGCCCTAGAAATAAATGGAATTAGTACTGACTTGAAAGAAAATATTGACATCGAGATCCGTGGAGAAGTCATTTTTCCTAAATCAGAATTTAAAAAAGCTATTGAGAGAGGAGAAAATTTAAAAAATTGTAGAAACACAGCAAGTGGAGCCCTAAAGCTACACTCTTCAAGCGAAGTTGCAAAAAAACACTTAAGATTTTATGCGTACACAATTTTAAAACATGAAAATGAATCCCAAATAAAAGATGTAAAAATGTTAAAACGATTTGGGTTCAACACTGTGTGCCTGTTTATGACAAATAATACGAGAAAGATTATAGATTACTGCGACAAATATGCAAGTGAGAGGAAAAAATTAGATTTTGATATTGACGGGATGGTAATAAAGATAAATAAAAAATCAAAGCAAAAAAGAATGGGTGCAACATCGGTAAATCCAAAATTTGCTATTGCATACAAATTTCCAAACGAGATAGTTAGCCCTAAAATAAAAGATGTGATTTGGCAAGTCGGAAAAACCGGGGCCATAACCCCAGTAGCTATCTATGAACCTATGCTGCTTTGCGGAGTAGTCGTAGAGAGAGCAAGCCTCCATAACTACAAAATAATCAAAAAGCTCAGGATAGCTATCGGAGACACCGTCGCAGTCGTAAAAAGGGGAGAAATAATCCCCCAGGTAAAAAAACTTATTTCACCCGGAAAGAATAGAATAAAAATTTCTTTTCCCAAGAATTGTCCTTGTTGTAAAAGCAAGACAAAATTCATCGGAGAAAAACTTTACTGCACAAATGAAAACTGCCTAGACCGAGTCACTGGCCAAATCACGGCATGGTGCTCTAAAAAGAACATGAATATAGATGGAGTTTCCGAAGCAACTATCAAGGCTATGCTTGAGAATAATATAATATCAAATATAGCTGATCTATACTCCCTAACCAGGAAAGACCTTCTTAAACTCAATGGCATAAAAGATAAAAGCGCAAGCAATATTTTAAATGCTATCGAGCAAAGTAAGAAGGCAGGTTTATCTAGAGTAATCAGTGGGCTAGGCATTGACGCGATAGGAAACACTATTGCCGAAGAACTTGCTGGAAAATTTAAATCATTAAAGAACTTAATTTATGCTAATGAAAAAGAATTGTCTGACATAGATACAATAGGGCAAGTCAAAGCTCACAACATAATAAAATTTTTTAAGAAAAACAAAAGTCTCATAAACGAGCTATTCCATATCAATGGAATGGTTTTAGAAGAAAAGGAATCAAAAAAGATTTCTTCAAAACTTAACGGAAAATCATTCTGCATAACTGGTGCACTATCAGTAGGAAGAACGGAATTTCAGTCAAGAATAAAAGCCTATGGTGGAAAACCAGTTTCAAGCATAAGCAAAAATACCGAATATCTAGTTGCTGGAATCGGCGGAGGAATTAAATTGAATAAAGCTGAAAAACTTGGAATCACCATTATAAGCGAAAATCAATTCAACAAAATGATTAAATAGAGGTAAAAATGAAAAAACAAAAAATCAGCGAATCTTACAAGATGACAAAAACATCTATGGATATGCTTAAAAAAATAAAGCAAATAAGCGGAGCTACCATAACAGCATCCGTGGAAAAAGCAATAGCCCTATACTATGAGCACACAAAAAAAATATATAAGATATAAAATATGATAGATATTGATTTAAAAGATAAAAAAGATGTAAACGAACTTCTCGATTTTATTAATGATAGCAAAATAAATATAGAGAAGTTGTGCAAAAAAAGAAAAGAAACCTTGCGCTCAAATAAGAAAAAATTAGATGGTAAGATTAACAAGGCATACAAAAGGATTCTAAAGAATCCTAGTCCTGTCGAAGAAAAAATACTAGCAGTCACGCAAGAGCATAAGATAAAAATCAATACCTACTCAAAAGGCGTATGGATTGCCATAAACGGCAAAGGAAAATATGCATGGATCAAAACAATGAATGAACATTTTGTTTTATTTAATGAGGAAAAAATTATACGAAAAAATTTTGATATACAAGACTTAAGATTCATCATGTTAAACAGTGACACTATATATGAGGATTTAAAATGACTTTATTTTTAGACATGGATGGAGTACTTGATGATTTTGTCAAAGGGGCCAATAAGCTAGGAATAGTTTTTGGAAACGACAGACACTTCCTTGGAAATAGAAAAAATGGATATGCAAAAATCAATAAAAAAGGAATAAACTTCTGGACAGACTTAGAATGGATGCCCGAAGGAGAAAAATTGTTCAGATACTGCTGTGCAAACTTCAAAGATATTCAGATACTATCATCCTTGACAAGATCCGAAGACTGCCTCAAAGGAAAAGTGATATGGTGCAAAAAAAACTTACTACCCATCGCAAAAGAATATGGAATAAAACTAAAACTTAACTTTGTTCACAACAAAAAGCATAAAGAAAAATTTAGTGGAAAAGACAATATTTTAATTGACGATGACTTAGAAAATATCAGGATTTGGAAAAATAAAAATGCAATCCATTATTTAAATTTCTCAAACACAAAAGAAAGATTAAAATTAATATAAATCAAATATATAAAAATGGAATTTATATGTTACCTAAAATGCTTAATCTTCCAGAAGATAAAACTGTTCTTGGAAAAGAAAGAAAAAAGCATAGAAGATTTAACAAAGATGAACTAATATATCTTCTTTCCCCAGACAACATAAAATTAGCGGAAACTAATCAGCTTTATGTTGTAAGGCATAACTTTGAGGCAAAGTTTAATTGGAAACCCATGACCTACTCTATAAGAGTATTTTATGAAAAGAAAACATACCCTTGGGCATGGGATGGAAAAATGGCGAACATACCAGAAATTCTAAAAGAAAACCATAGAAATAAAAACATCAATAACTACTCTGATCTAATAGAGTCTTTAATAAAAAAAGGATTATTAAAATATAAAGATTTCTGTGAGGAACTCAAAAAAAGCAATCCAAGTCTTATGATAAGTCCAGGTACTTTTTATAAATTTAAAAAGAAAATGGGAATGATAAATACAAGAACGGAAAAGAACACTAAAGCAATATCTTTAGCACAAATAGTTAAAGAAAGAATAAAAGATTTTGATACAAAAGATAATAATGCTTCTTTAAGTGTATTCAACTACATAAGGGCAAAGCACAACGAGCTAACAACAACCATATTCAATCACATTGCCTCTAAAAATGGATTTTGCTTAATAACAAAAGAACAAGTAAAATCAATACACGAAAATGATATAAAAAATAAAATAAGTATATCTGGAATTGATATTCATTATTCATATAGCGGATACTGTTTAATTGAATCCCTTGACTGGAAACTAAACAAAAATCAATTAAAAATAAGCAAGGAAGAATCTGAAATAATTAAAAATATTATCTTACAAAATTTAAAAAATAAATATATATATGCGAAAAATAATAATAGAATCTTGCTTAAACTGTCCATATCTAGAAAACATACACAAAGGAATTAAAGTATTAGATATCTGTGAGAAGTCCGGAAAAGAAATAAAAGACATTGATAACATTCCAAATAGTTGTCCATATAAGCACAAATAAAAATTAAATAAATATAAAAAAAAAGACCTTATGGATTTTTCCATAAGGTCTTTTTTTATACACATCTTAAAAATTAAGCAACCCAAAATCACTTGGACTATTTCCTAATTGAACATATATCCCATCACCAAGCATTCCTATGAATGAACCAAAACTAAACATACCTGTGCGAATAAAAGAAATACCCCCATGTGCTTCCCAGTAATTTTTCAATACTTTTTTATCATCAAAAGTACACTCCTCTAAATCAAAAAATACAGCACCATATCTATTCATAGCTTCACAAGGAATAGTGGTCGCTTTTAATGAAAGCGCTGCTTCCGCAAAAGAATACATATATTTTAAAAACTTACTTGTCAAAGAATCTTCACCGAAAATAAAAACCCTTATCGGAGAAAACTTTCCAAATTCGATCTTTCCCTCTCTTCCTACACGCTTCTTACCTATCTCAAATACTGAATCTTGAATCAAGGAATAAAGATCTTCCTTATTCAATTCATTTTCAATCTTTCCATCTTTAAATATCTGTATTTTTCTCATGTGAATAACCTTCAAGTTCCGTTTGAAATAAAACCAAGTCAAAGCTACCCCACCCAAGCACTTGTTTGTCATACACAACTGGATTATGATTACAAAACCTAGTTTTTCCTACATAATCAAAATAATTAGATATAAACGAAACTATTACTGTCTTCTCTGTGCACTGTAGTATACGGATTGCTGAAGAAACAGAGGTATCATTGTTCCTCAATCCGATGATAAATATTACATCATAGTTTTGAATTTTATTTCCAAGGTCATTATTAAAAATGGAACGAAGATACTTTTCAGTCAATAATATACATTTTTTATTTTTACTTTCATACTTTTTTGACATCTTATAAAACAGAACTTCAGCCGAAAAGATATTCGGAGAAGCTATCAGTGCTTTTGAGTTAGATTTATAAAACACTTTTTTTAAATTTGACTTTTGTTCTAAAGCACTATATGTTTTTCCATCATAGTCAAAAGATTGGCACTTTACCTTTACATTTTTTGAAAGTTCGATAGCATAATCCCTGATACCTAAAAGCATAATGGGCTATCCTCTTGTCTATATTTATTTATAATTATTTTACAGTTCTTTTACTGATAATTTCCTTCGATATTTTTGGATTTCCATAAAATGGAAATGATTCCATGAGAGCATATGGATTACATAAATCAACCATTATTTTTAATGAAAACGGATCTGCTACATTATCAGTCACGGCGACATCAAAAGAAGTCTTAAACAAGCACATATCTTGGTAAGCGCAAATCGTTCTTCTTCCTCCAGTAGTTTTTCTATATAGATAAAGCCACTTTCTAGCCTTTACCAATCCTGGCGTCTCATCCTCACAAAACCGAAAATGTTTCAAACTTATATTTCCGGATAACGCCTTGACTATTTCACAAAATGATACATTTTTATTTTCTTTCTTCACTTCCTCTTTTATAAAATCCACTATAAACTGCAAAGTCTGTTTGAACACCAGAGATACTTCATGAATGGCCTTAAACAATTCAGAAGTATCTCTTACATAGTCTAGCCTATGAACTTTAGTTATTCCAATAGAAGCTTTAAGATAAGAACTTAAATCACACAATACTGGTTTATTATTTGAAAAATCCAAAGGAGTAATTCCGCTTCTTAGTAAATTATCCACTGAATCCAGCACTATTATTTTTCCGACTAAAGAAAAATCATCAAAAGAAGATAGAGTATAACAATCCATAATAAAAACTGATTTATTATCTTTCAATATTCTATCATAATCATATTTTGAAGTTATTTCCAAAGCATTTTTTGCAATTCCTTTTATATAAGGAATATCACAATACGACAGTCCGATAGGTTCACTTATCATTTGTAATTTCCTTAATTTTAATTGTTGACCTCATATTCTTTTTTCTAACAATCATTCTAGCATCATAAATACCTGCATCTCGAACTTCTTTATCATGAGAAACTATGAATAGCGTAGAAGTTTTTTCACGCAGCATAGGTATAAACTTTTCAATCAAAATCTGTTTCCCTATGCTATCTAGTTTTGCATCGATCTCATCAAGCACTTTAAAATTAACTTTCATAGTGGGACTAGTAATATCATCTAATGCAAAAACAATAGCCAATACAAATCTAGCTTTTTCTCCTCCACTCAAGGAACGAACGTCATACTTCGAAACTACATTTCCCTTATCGTCTTTTCTGATACAGAAAATTGAAAACTTATTTGAATCCCCAACAATATCAAAAGAAATATCCTTTTCAGAAAAAAGGATAGAAGTATACTCTTTCAATTTTGATTTAAGTGCTTCCAGTATCAAAGCTATTCTTTTACCCTTAAGACCTTTATTTGAATAAGCAAAAACTAAATTTGTCAGAAAATCTTTATTCTTTTTAAGACTTCCTATACTAGCGAGTTCCCTCTCTAGCTTCGACTTCTTATTCAACAAAGACTGAAGGTTTGCTAAAGATTCTCTCAAAGAACCTTCTTGCTTCAGTAAATGGGATTTCTTTTCATTTCTTTTTTCAATCTTTATGGACAGTTTTTTTCTAGTGGAAAGACAGTTCTCTAGACTTGTCTCTGCCTCATTTCTAGTTACTCCACACTTTGTTTCTAAATATTCAGCCTTTTCTTTATACCCTATTACCTTTTCTAGAGTTCTTATTTCATTCTCTCTGCTTTCTACCTTAGAGCTCAATAAAACTTTTCTTTTATTTAAAAACTCCTTATCGTGTTTCAAGGAAGACTTTACTTTTTCAAGCTTCTCTAAGTATTCATTATGCTGCTTTACAGAAAATAAATTATCTTCTATCTTTCTCTTCTTTTCTTTATATAAAAGTATTTCTTCATCAATACTTGACAAAACCAACTTTCCATACTTGCTTTCACTATCTTTGATATTTATTTTAGTTTCATTTATCTTATTTAAGAGATCAGATAAACCCTTAGCATATTCTATTTTTTTAACTATATCAGCAAGTTTTTTTTCTAAGTCACGCCTATTCAAATTAAAATCATTTTTATTCAAACTTGAACTACAAATGGGACACTTGCATAAAGAATGCCCGCACACTTGTAAAAGCACACTACACTGTAATTTTTTATTTGACAAGTATCGTAATCTTTTTTCAATATCTTCCTCACAATGATTACAGATATGCTGTTTCAAAAACAGCCTTAATTCTTTTTGTTTCTCGGCAACAGCTCTGAGCAGAAGAAGATCATCAAATTTCTTAACGCACAGTTTGTTCTTTTTAGTAAGAGAATCGTAATCCCCGCTTTTTCCTATCGGATTTGACTTCATCTTTTCATAATAATTGTATTCTGTCAACTCACAGGAGACACCATCTAGCTCCTTTCTTGAATCCTTCAACTCAGCTTCTAATTTTTTTTGTTTTTGTTTTTCCTTCTCAGAAGAATCATTAGAACATCTGTCTAGTTTATCATTTAAAGAAATTAATTCTGTTAAGTATTTTATTAAGTATTCTATCTTGTCCTTTAATTTTTCTTTATTAGATATAGACTTTGTCAGTAAATTAATTTTTTTAACTACAAAAGATAACCTTTCTACTACTTCTTTTTTACTGCTCATTTTAGAAAGTGTGCTGGATACGTCAGCAAGCAATGCCTCACTTTCTCGTAAAGAATCTATTTTTAGAGTCACCTCTTTTAAGTTCTCTTTAAGCTCAGCATATATCTCATCATAACAATTTAAACTACACAGGCTAGAAAGAAAATCTATTCTTTCCGTAGGTGTTCCTTTTATCAAAGTATGGGCCTTATCCGTTCTTAATATTACGCAGTTATCCCATACAGCTTCCGGAATTTTAACAAAATCATTGTGTACAGATTTTTTAGTAGCATTTGCATCTTTCTTATACCCAACGGATTTTCCATTTTTTAAAATAAGGGTATTATTTCCAAATATAGCATCATTTCTATTTTTTGTTATTGAATATACATCTTCACCATATTTTGCAGTGTATCCTATGCTACAGGCACCTTTATTTGAAAGAAAATCAATATCCCTCCTTCCATCAGAGGAAGAACCTAGGTGTATGGCGCGCATAATATCAAAAATGGTGCTTTTACCGGCACCATTTGATCCGTTCGCATCCTCATTTATTCCCACTACAGAAATTATTCCACGATTATTTAAGGGTATATTAAAAACCCCATTAAACATAAGGGAATTTTTAATATAAAGATTTAAAAATTCTGTATAAAACTTCATAAGTTAGTTACTACTAGTTCTTTAGTTACAGCTTCTTTTAGTTTTGTTAAAATCATTCCATCAATTTCTTTTCTAGTTAAAGAAGAACTAAAATCTACATAAGGCTGAATATCCATATAAAGCTTTTTAAATGGATAAACTACTTTTATATTAACAGGATTTTGGATATCCTGTCTTACAGAAATATCCTTTATTATTATTCCCTCATCCGTCTCTATGTAGGCATAAGCAAGTATTCTACTAGCCGCTCCACCTAAATTAATATCATTTTCTATGGTAGTTTTTGATTTTACCAATCTTAAAGTTATGCTTTTCATCTTTTTCTCCACATAATGAAACATTTATATTTTTATAAATCATTCCTGCCTCATCATACTGTTCTTTCCACCAAGAATCTTTTCTTTTATTAAAAGAATTGTCAAACGCTACCAAATCTTGTATAAACAATCCTCTACATATTCTATTAATTTCAATTAAAAAAGCGGGTATGTCATATTTATGTATCAAGGAAGATCTATCTGTATACACCAAATCAAAATACTTTGACTTATACTTTTTTGTATCTACCAAAAAATCTCCAAAAACCATATTTCTATAAGATAAAGTATTTGCATTAAAAAAAGAAGACAAACAATTATCCATCCCGTAAGTTTCTATTCCATAAGACTCCAAAGAAAGAATACCCTCGCCTGTTCCACAACCCAAAATAAGAGCTCTCTTCTTTTTATTTCCTAAATACTTTTTACATTTATTGTATATATAGCTAGGATTAAAATAAGAATGAAAAGACATACAATAATTTTCATTATTTAAATAGTGTAAGGAATCAACATAACAAGAAGTTGTGCACATTTCGCTTCTAGTAGCAATCCTAGATAAAGCATCCTCTAAGTTATCCTTCCAGGATACCCAATAAAAATCTTTAGAATTGGATATATCGTGTAATGAAGCAGTTTTAAAAGAATCGTCAAAATTTGCTATTAGCCAAGCCGTAGCTTTTTTCTTTATAGCATCCTTATTTATCACATCTTCGTCAAACGATATACCAAATCCATATTTTGTAAACTCAATCATTTTATACTTTTAAATTTCTTTACTTGTTCTGTTGTAAATGAAACTAGTAAAAATTTTATATCAAAACCAGCACTATAGTTTTTAATATGTTCAATAAGAGAAATCAAGTCATTAGACATACTAGACATACAGGCAACGAAAATTTCCTTTTTATGAACATCCATACTCTTAGCCATGTTAGCGACTATGGCATTCAAGTCTTTAAATTTCCAAAAATCCTTTGTCTTATTCGCAAGTGCTTCGAAATTTATAGCAGAATACATAGCTTCAGTATGCATTTCCGTTAAACATTTTGTAACAAAAACAAAAATTCCTTGGGCATCAAGATTTGTTATGCATGACAAAGTTGAGTATTTTCCAAAATAGATTCCAGACAAATATCCTAAACCTATCTTAAAGGGATTAGCAACACTACTGGACTCTATTATACTGCTTATTGATTTAACGTCTACCACCTCGCCATTATCCCGCATATTTACGCAAGATTCCAAAATACCAACGGCATCTCGAACATGGCCTCTGCTTGCCCTGGCTATTTTAATAAGAACATCCTTATCAAAAGAAACTTTTTCTTTCTTGCATATCCTGTGCAAATAATGAGCTATGTCAGAAGTGGTGACTCCAGTAAACTCGCATTTTGTAGCGCACCTACTCCTTAAAGCAGGAACAAGGCTTTGAGGATCAGTAGTGCATAAAATAAACACACACTGGGCAGGAGGCTCCTCAAGAGGCTTTAAAAAACAATTTTGAGCAGAAGTAGACAACTTCTGAACCTCATCTAGAATATAAACCTTATACTTCCCATAAGGCTTCTGTTTTGAGCTAGAAATAAGCTGTCTAATATCATCAATGCCCGTAGATTCAGAACAATTCATTTCAATGATGGAAATGTGATTTTCCGTTGAATTTCCTTTACCAAAACCCAGACAAGATTTACATTTACCACAGGGCACACCATTCTCTTCATCATAATCTAGGCAGCAAATATGCTTTGCAAAAATTCTAGCTAAAGTGGTCTTTCCTGTTCCATACGCTCCAAAAAACAGCATAGCCGGACTTATTTTTTTTCTATGCAGCATACCCCTTAAGGTAGCTACCACTTTTTCTTGGCCAACAACTTCATCAAAGTCATTAGGTCTATATTCTTTAGAAAACTGCTCTGAAATAATCATACAAACTTCCTTATAATGAAAACTAAAAAAGGTGAAGCAGAAAACAGCAGTTCTCTACTCCACCTTTTTATCTTTCTAGCTATGGAACAAAATTACTTAACTTTATCACTAGGAACAAGATAGAATTTATCATTCTTTGTCTTAATGATAGCAAACTTTCCACTAGGAATAACTCCTTCGACAGCACACTTCTTTTGTGCTACGCCGGAAATTTTAGAATCTTCCTTCTTAGTAATCTTCAATCCTTTTTCAAGATTACCTGTAAGAATGAATCCCTTTGTATTCATTACTTTTCCTTTAGCAGAAATAATCTTTCCTTCGATTTCTTTCTTTACCTTACTCACAACAGCTTTCTTAGCCGCCTTCTTTGCTACCACCCTCTTCTTAGACTTAGGTTCATCTTCGTCATCATCTGACTTATGATTCTTCTTGAACTTAGGTTCGTCTTCATCATCTTCATCTTCATCTTCATCTTCATCTTCATCTTCATCATCTGACTTATGATTCTTCTTGGACTTAAGTTCGTCTTCATCATCATCATCTTCATCTTCATCATCTTCATCTGACTTATGATTCTTCTTGGACTTAGGTTCGTCTTCATCTTCATCTTCATCTTCATCTTCATCTTCATCTTCATCTTCATCTTCATCGTCATCTTCATCATCTTCATCATCTTCATCTGACTTATGATTCTTCTTGGACTTAGGTTCGTCTTCATCATCATCATCATCATCATCATCATCATCATCATCATCTTCATCTTCATCTTCATCTTCATCTTCATCTTCATCGTCATCTTCATCGTCATCATCTGACTTATGATTCTTCTTGGACTTAGGTTCATCATCTTCATCTTCATCTTCATCATCTGACTTATGATTCTTCTTGGACTTAGGTTCATCATCTTCATCTTCGTCTTCATCGTCATCATCTGACTTATGATTCTTCTTGGACTTAGGTTCGTCTTCATCATCTTCATCTTCATCTTCATCTTCATCTTCATCTTCATCTTCGTCTTCATCTTCATCATCTGACTTATGATTCTTCTTGGACTTAGGTTCGTCTTCATCATCATCTTCATCTTCATCTTCATCTTCATCATCTTCATCTGACTTATGATTCTTCTTGGACTTAGGTTCATCATCTTCATCTTCATCTTCATCTTCATCTTCATCTTCATCTTCATCATCTGACTTATGATTCTTCTTGGACTTAGGTTCATCATCT